GCTAAGAACGATTCAAGTAAATGTTCTGGGATTGGTGGAATGCAATTTACGTATTCAATTTGTTTCATATCGATATTTATGCCGCCGTAACTCAGTGGATTAGAGTACTTCGCTACGAACGAAGGAGTCAGGAGTTCGAATCTCTTCGGTGGCGCCAAACATATGCACCGATGGCAGAGTGGTCAAATGCAACGGATTGCAAATCCGTAAAGTCGTCAGTTCAAATCTGACTCGGTGTTCCAGTTTATACCTGAGTGCGTAGAAAGGTCATACGTCTTCTTTACACGGAGAGCGATACTGGTTCGAGTCCAGTCTCAGGTACCAAATTTATCCACTAGCGGGTTGGGTCCCCGGGTTGGCGCGCACCCCGAAGAGACGGTTCGATTCCGTCCATGGTAATCTAGGTTCGAATCCTAGGCAGTGGGCCTTTTTAATGCGTGGTTAGTTTAACGGTAAAATAGGACGTTGCCAACGTCTTGTCAAGGGTTCGACTCCCTTACCCCGCACCAGTTTTATGCTCTTGTAGTTTAGTTGGAAAAATTCCGGTTTTGTAGTCCGGCGTCGGCAGTTCAAATCTGCCCGAGAGCTCCATACGTTATAAATATAAGCATGTATTATACTGAAATAGAAACATGCTCTGATAAAACTATAGATTATTTATGGGATGCATTAAACAATGCCAAAGTAGATGATTGGTGGAGAGAAAATAACAATGTTGAATGGCGTATCAATGTATCACCTGATGCATTCGATACTGATGTTCAGACAAAATATATACTAGACACTTTCGTAGAATCACGAAGGTGCTATATACAACGTTTAGAGCCAAACTCGTGCTTCAATTGGCACGCCGATTATAATAGAGATGCATCATTGACTATGTGTTTAAATGTGTACGATAAAAGTTTTACACTATTTGGACAGCCGGCTCAAGGTAATCACATACGTGATATGCATCCATTGTACTACAAAAAAAATGCAATGTATTTGATTGATGGCAGTAAACCACATTGCGGATTAAATTTTAGTACTGAGACTAGATATCTAGTCTCAATGAGTTTATCTAGACCTTATACGTTACCTGTTGTTTTAATGGCATTAAAACAAAAGTTTCCGGACGTATATAAAAATCATATATAGAGAGTAATGCAGGCGCGTTGGTGTGCCGACTAGTCTTGAAAACTAGGTTCTCATGAAGAATGGGATGGGGTTCGACTCCTCTGCTCTCTGCCAGTTTTAGGATGCTTCCAGCAAATTAAAAAACTTTTTATTTGGAAAAAAGCAAACAGCATCCTGTTATATTATACCCTCTTCGCCAAGTTGGTAAGGCATCGGATTTTGATTCCGACATGCGGTGGTTCGAGTCCATCAGGGGGTGCCAAGTTTGACCTTTAGGTTCTTTTCAGCAATTAAAATAATCTTTCTGTAAAAAAGAGAGGCCGGGTTCGAATCCCGGACGTGAATTGGTCATCACGTTAGTGTAGTGGTAGCACGAAAAAAGAGAACCTGTTATGCTGATGTAACACAGTGGTAGTGTACTTCCTTGGTAAGGAAGAGGTCGTGAGTTCAAATCTCGCCATCAGCACCAAGATTAATGGATGTATAGCACAGCGGTAGTGCATCTCCTTCATACGGAGCAGGTCAGTAGTTCGAATCTACTTACATCCACCAGTTATAGGATGACTACAGCAACATAAAATTTCTGCAGCCAAAACTTTTGCAGGCCAGCCCATTTGGGGGCGTGTCGTGGGTTCGACTCCCGGCTTTAGACACATCATCCTGTTTATTCTAAGATGTATTCTTTGAATATGTCAATAGCTTCTGTCATCGTAAGTCGATTGTCGCCTTTAGCTATGACAAGGCTAAGTGCATGACGCACTTCACTATAGTTTTGAACATCATGCGGAACACCTACTTGTACTAAGCTAGGGCTTCTCAATGACTGTCGATGTGCTAGTGTAACTTCATCTACTGTATAATTTTCATACGTAGTTCCGGTTGCAGTGTGCATTAGATTTTTTGTAGTGATTGTGTTTGGTGTATACCAACTCATAGTGCTGTCTTTGCCACCGTAAATCCAATTGATTTTAACATAATCTCCTCTCACTGTATCAGTGTGTATGTTATTTTCTTGATATGGATTTAAACGAAAGCATTCTGCGTAGCTTACTCGTACTCCGAGTAATTTTAAATATGCATATAGGATTGGATTGATTCTATCTAGATTTATCTCTATATGCCTTTCAGTTTGCTTAACAATATCACTTTCATTTATTAAAGGTGATACTGTTAAGTTTAATGATTTGCAATATATCATGCAATGGTAATGTAGTTGTCATGTGGTTTAACATGACTTTGTATATAATGACCATGATCTATGTAAGACCAGTTATGAGCTTTAGTAGCATCTAACATATGTCCTATAGCCAAAAATGTAGGACGAATTCTTTCATCAGTATCAGGATCTCTATTGGAAATGTGTGCAATTTTTTCGTATGATTCAATAGCACGTAAGTTAAAGCACGTGCAGAATCCAGACGAATAACCTAGATCAATAGCGTGTAGTGCTATGTTAGCATACAGTCTTCCGATATGAAGCATTTCCATTTTATTGCCATTCCTCTTTGGTATCAATGACAATACAAGCGGCGCGAGTATTTGTGGATTTGTTTTCCATGCAAATTCTTTTGGTTCATCCTGATGCAATGCATTAGCATATAGTTGTTGAATTGCACTACGGTCAGTAAGCACTACTACATTAACATCTAGATTGTGTGTTGTAATATATTCATTAATAGTGGCATTTACATACTCTAGTAATTCATCACTAACTGTTTCATTTACATTAAATGAACGTACTGTATGTCTAAATTTATTGTATTTTATAACCTCAGGTGTATTAAGCATATATTGTTACCTCTGTAATAATTTCTTCAGCTTCACCTTCTTGATATGAAATATCATACGTGATATTTCTATCATGCAAAAAGGCTTCTAATGAACCAATAGCAAGACCAGTATCTCTGATTTTTTCCATGTGTCGTTGGTTGGTTAGTATAGGAGTAGACCAGTCATCGTTAGTTCGTGTCTCATAGTATTCTAATGTAGATTCTATAGTTACTTTAACTGACCCTGATTGCTTTTCAATTAATGCTTTAAACATTATAATAGAACTTCTAGCCGGCGCCAGATGCAAGATATTTTTTATATCGGCGATTAGTTCGTCCATATTGTTTCCTTAAAACTTTATTTATCAAAAGACTTATTAGGGGTGTTCTTAGTGTAGTGGTCTGCACACCATGCTGTGAACTTGGTAGTATGGGATCGTTCCCCATAGAACACCCCTAATAGGTTTTAAGTGGCGACGTAGCTCATCAGGTAGAGCAACGGATTGAAAATCCGTGTGTGGTTGGTTCGAGTCCGACCGTCGCCACCAATCAAGGAGTAACAATGCTGAAACAATTTACAATTGACGAGCAGTTTATTTGCGATGTAGCAGTCAGAGAAGAACATGACTTTATCAAAGATCGCAATAATCCTACTCATGAAGATATTGTCAAAATCTTAAAAGGATACGATAAGAGTTATAGTCTTTCCCACAAAGACCATGACGAGTTTACAAAGTTGCGTAATCAGTTAGAAGAACTAGGTTACATTGAAACTCAACGTCAATGGTGGAATGGTGATAGAGTCATCAAAGGATTTAGACTAAACGAATTCACTTTGAAAAAAGGTGACAAGTTTCTTTGTGCTACAGCAATGAAGGGCAGTATTTCATTTGCTAGAAAACGAGGAAGAAAGAATATAGGAATTTAATGTTGCTGTCGTCTAATGGTTAGGACGCTTATAAAAGGGTGACTCTGTTTTTAGAGTCCGTTCAGCATTCTTCTTAATCCATGTCAAGGAAGAAATCTGGGTTCGAATCCCAGCGGCAACACCAGTTATGGGACAAAAAAATAGATGCTGGCAAGTATCTTAACTGCAATCAAAAATGTCCCGCCAATTTTAGGATACATACAGCAAAACTATCACAAACGATAGGTTACTGGTTCGACTCCAGTATTTGGCTTCATGCCAGATTAGCTCATTGGTAGAGCATTCGTCAAGAATGTATCCTGTTTTATAATGCCCCGGTGGTGGAATTGGTATACACGCAACGTTGAGGTCGTTGTATTTGTGGGTTCGAGTCCCATCTGGGGTACCATGTAGGAGATAATAATGAAAACAATTTACTTTGAAAATCTCCGCAATAAGGAGAAATTTTATTGCAAGGACACTAAAGCCATTCAACTTATTGATGGCATTGAATACTTGCGAGTATTTAAGTTTGGGACTCAACGTGATTGTCTTATGAAAAAAGAATCACTAAGAAAAATTCCTGAACCTAAATGAGATATGCCCCCTTGGACAAATCTGGCAAAGTCGCTTCTCTCAAAAGGAAGAGTTCTCTCGGTTCGACTCCGAGAGGGGGTACCAAATAGTTGACAAATAATGGTATTTGTCATATAATCATAGTATGGGTCATTGGTGCAATGGATAGCATACGAGTCTTCGAAACTCATGACGTAGGTTCAATTCCTACATGACCCTCCAACAAGGCATTAAATAAATGTAGACAGTAAAAAAGGAGTATAGCATGGCTGTTCTAGCACTAGACATTTCGGGCGTTCCCCGGCAGTGGATTTCATACGATGACGCAATCGCCTACCACGCAACTGATTCAGTAGCATGGTCAATGGGTGAAGTTGTGGCTAAGTATCGTGGTGGTATTCAAAACGACGGAACCGAAAGCTACCTAGAAACTCCCTCAATCATTGCGATTAAGGGTCATAGCTTTAACCCACACAAGCACGCCACTGTAGCATTAACTAACCGAACATTGTTTGGTCGTGACCGATACGTGTGTGCATACTGCGGTGAACATCACCCTAACTACAACAATCTAAGTCGTGACCACATTGTACCTAGATACAGTGGTGGTGAAAACACTTGGATGAACGTGGTTACTGCATGTAAAGAATGTAACAGCAAGAAGGGCCATAAGTCTTTGAAAGAAGCACGTATGGAACTATTGTATGCACCTTATGCACCTAACCATTACGAAAACATGATTCTACAGCATAGAACTATTCTTGCAGATCAAATGGAATACTTGCTAGCAGGTGTTCCAAAGCATTCTAGAATCTTGCTTTCATAGGAAGAAATTATCACTGCGAGGCTTGACAAAAAAGTTTCGCAGTGATATACTTCATATAAATAATTTTATACGCCGCTTTAGCTCAGTTGGCCAGAGCACTCGCCTTGTAAGCGATAGGTCGTCAGTTCGAATCCGACAAGCGGCACCAAATTTTATTCCTCAATAGCTCAGTTGGTAGAGTGCCGGACTGTTAATCCGTTGGTCCCTGGTTCGAGCCCAGGTTGAGGAGCCAATCAAAAATTGTTGAGCAAAGGCTTGACAATAATTCAACAATCCTCTATAATAGAGACAACTAAGAAATTCATCTGGCGTTCGTTCAACGGATAGGACATCATTCTTCTAAAGTGATTATAGGGGTTCGATTCCCTTACGCCGGACCAAAAACAAAAGTAGTATAAAAATATTTGCAAAAACTTTAAAAAAGTTGTTGACAAATAATCCGAAAGGAGTTATACTACATGTATTGAAAGTGATGAAGCAATCTTGCTAATCACAATGTTCTTTAAAATTTAAAGTTTGTATATCCTTGTTAAGTTCAAGGCTCTATACACAAACACAATGCCGAACAGTCAAATGGCGTATGCCGATGAGTATTGTGTTTATGTATAGATGGAGCCATCGTCTATCGGTTAGGACATCAGGTTTTCATCCTGAGAAGCGGGGTTCGATTCCCCGTGGCTCTTCCAGAATCCAGTTACTACTTTCTTCAAAGTAGCGTATGATTAACGATAGAGATCCGGTGGCAGAAGACCGTTAGCGCAGGGATGGAAACTACCCCAGCAGACTCTGATAGGCAGAAGCTCAACTGCACACAGACTTTGAATAAATGGAGATGGACAGAGTAACTGCTCAATTAAGGGCTGGCGTGGAACCCAGTAGCTTATCACTATTTTGGAGATGTAGGAAAATTGGTAACCCCAGTGGACTGTAAATCCGCCGCCCGAAAGGCACTACTGGTTCGACTCCAGTCGTCTCCACCAAGAGCAAATAGGAATCTTGCAATGCAAGCTCTTTCTCAATGTTTATTAGTTACAATGGGTGATATAGAAACTAATACGAATACTAAGGCAATACCTAGTAATATGAGTAGATGGAAACCGAGCCATGCGAGACTGCGTGGTCTTCAATCAAGTGTGCATTGGTAGTTCAAGCAGATACGATTGACGATGCGAGAGTAAGTCGGTCCAGTAGGGGTAAGAAAAGTATTGTCAGCGGAAAAGGCTGCCACCGGACAGAAGCTAGAATAGGGTACCTATTTTCTGGCGCCGTGTAATCTGGATCAAATTCATGCACCGTTAGCTCAGTTGGTTAGATCGCTTGCCTGTCACGCAAGAGGCCAGGGGTTCGAGTCCCCTACGGTGCGCCAAGTTTTGTAAGTGTCAGCAAGAGAAGTCACGCTATAAAGGTATGTTCGAACTACTGATATAGTAAAAGGATGCGGGTTCGTTGCCCGGCTGATCGCTTGAGTGGGATCGGCATACAGTGAGTATCATCTGGATAGATCCCGAGTGACGAATCTTGACCCAGCCGGCTTAATTACATGGGAAAATGGTAGCGATATGAGGGACGCTACGACTTACAAATTCAATATAGAGAGTTGGATGAGAGGCTGAAATCACTTTCCTGCTAAGAAAGCGTGTTAGCAAAAACTAGCACCGAGGGTTCGAATCCCTCACTCTCTGCCAGTTACTGGTGTTATGCTTATGCTACACCTTACTGAGCCTATTGATATTCCATGTATACCATGAAAATATCCTGTTTCTATTCTATGCCAACGTTTTAACTGCAATTTTTCAAATTGTAATAGTTTCATGTTGTCATCATATATGGTCGTGATTACGTTGTCACCACCCGTAGCTAATAAGTAGTTGTAGGCAAGCAGTCTATCGTCTTTGTCCTTGTGTACAGGGATTCCTCTGTATATTAATTGATATTGTGCATACATAGGAAAATCAAAAATAGTTTTTAACCATTCGTTTAAGTCTTCTTCAACGTATCTAGTGTTAAACACGTTATGATATACTTCAGGAACCGCAGTCATTTCTTTTAGAGGTAGTGCAATTATCTCCTCAACTGGTTTTAAAAAACGCTCGGGTACTGATGGTAGTTCTAAGTATTCAATGTGTTTCATAAAATAAATGGTCAAGATTTAGAGTACTCTTTAATCTGATTAATAAAGTAATTCTAGGTCTATGATTGTCATTGACAATGTTATGTACCTCTTTTACATTGATAATGTTAGGTGTATTCATTTCTAATGAATCAACTAAGGTACATTTATCGACCTCGTATTTGTTATAGTCAACTCCTTCACCGTGTATCTGAACTTCGGGTTCAGAGTCAGTTGTATAAAAGTTGACTAGTGTTTCTTTGCAATTTAGTATAGGTATGTTAAAACTGTACTTACGATCACCAGTGTCAGTATGAAGTGTGGATCCTTTTGTTTTTTGTACGATATAAAAACCAAACGAATCTACATGTTCTGTCCAACCTAATCTATCTAATTCTTCTTTGAGTTCAGGTATACTTAAAAATAACTCTATGTTATTTGGTGGATAGAATAGTTTAGTCTTGTTCAAGTGTTGCATTGGGAATAACTTAAATGCTTTAGCTTGAATAACAGACAGATTATTAATTGAAACAGAATGATAGTATTTCATTCAGTTATTTATGAATATGGCCAGGTGGCAGAGCGTTTATGCGCCGGATTGCAAACTCGGTATAAGGTAGGTTAAACTCCTACCCTGGCCTCCAATATCTTTGACAGTGTTGTATGACGATAAATATCACTTACTACAGCAAGGATATGTAATGGCTAAATTTTCAGAAAAGTTCTTTTGTCCGGCACCGTGGAGTCACATTTATTATCAAATGAATTCTCCTAGCCCGTGTCATGTCATTAGAAACGAATTTGAAGCATCACCGCAAGAATACATCAATGGTGATTGGCTTAAGAAATTAAAAACAGACATGATGTCCGGAACTGTTCCGGAACCGTGCAAGGTTTGTAAGAACATTGAGAACCAAGGTCTCAAAAGTACTAGGGGTGCCTGGTGGCATTACTATTACACTGGTCCAGAACCAGAGTATGAAGATCAATGGTTTTATAATAAGTTCGATGAAAATAGTCCTACTGATCCTTATCGCCTAGAGTTTAGATTCAGCAACCTTTGCAACATGAAATGCAAGATGTGTGACGAAACCTCTAGTTCAGAATGGGCAAAAGAAAAGATTGAACACAATCTACCTTTTGTATCGGAGATCAGTGTTATTGATAGAGAGGCAAAAAAGTCTATCGTAACGATTGATCGCCACTCAGTTGAAGAACTAAAAGAGTTATCATTAACATCGAAAAACTTACGCTTAGTTTGTTTAACTGGTGGAGAACCCTTCATCATCAAAGAATACTATGAGTACTTGGATCACTTGATTGATAACAACATCAGTCATCGAATTGATTTAGAGTTGTTTACTAACTGTAGTGTCTATAATCCGTTATTTGTTGAAAGACTAAAGAAATTCAAAAGTATTGAATTTGTAATGAGTATAGACGGTGTAGGCAAAACAGCAGAGTATATTCGTACAGGTACTCCGTGGAGTACTATAGAGAAAAACGTAATTGAATTCAACAAGCTTGGTAAGCCGTTCAATATATTTTTCAACACTGCAATCTCAGCGTATACACTATTGGATGTGTCAAGTCTTGCTAGTTTCTTAATGAGACTGTACGCAGACAACAACACTATTCAGACAAAGTGCTATCACGTTAGGTTCGCAGAACACTTGAATTATAATAGATTGACCGGTGAGTTAAGAGAGAAAGCAATAGAAGAAATAGATAAGGCTGTTGAGATACTAACAGCACCTAACTTTTTAATTTTTGCTACAGAGCTTAAGGGCATCAAAAGAAACCTATTAGATAGAGTTCCTGGTGATCCTTCTTTGTTCTCAGACTTTACTGAAAAGATGGATTCAATACGCAATGATAATTTCCAAGAAACTTTTGGGATATCACTGCAACAAAAGAGTTGACAATAAATCGTAGCAGTGCTACAATACATATAACTTAAAGAAAAGGAGAACGACATGAAACGTTCAGGTAAACGATAGTGTCATTCTTGACCCCCGTATGGTCAGGGATGGCACGTAAAAGAAAACTATTTACGATCCATCCCTTCGAGATGTTACGGTAGCATACCGGACTCTTAATCCGAGAAGACTCAGTTCAATTCTGAGCGGAGGGACCATATGGGGGTATAATTCAACGGCTAGAATATCCGGCTTTTAACCGGTCTATCAGAGTTCGATTCTCTGTGCCCCTACCATATAAAAACATATTCAAATGCTTCTGGCCAGGCAGATGTAGCGGATTACAGCCGGATCAATAGTATCTGGTGGGCAGGTTCAATTCCTGCAGAGTATGTTTCTATATGGTATACGTTACTATTGATAAACACACTTACCCTACGCCCGATTAGTAAGGGAGATAGCGACTAAACGCTGAAGGAAGGTTTAAGAGTGTGTTTTTCAATAATAAAGGAACAACATGGCTCACTTGAAATTGTTTCCTACTAATATAGGTATCTATGAAGTAGAAAATGCTAGTACACTAAATGAAGACTTACTGAAGGTCGATGGGTTGACAGATAACAAGTACAATTTTAGATTGTATAATGATATTTGGAATATTCGACATGACGTTCCGGCAATCAAAACGTTGCATGATTTGTTTTTGACAAATGCGGCAACCTTTGCAAATGAATGTCATCCTGAATTTGAATACAAGCCTGAGTTCTTTCACATGGAAGAAGGTTGGTGTGATTCAAGATTAGCGAATCAAGACTTAAGGATGCATAATCATAGGTCTTCGCATTTATCAGGTGTGTATTACTGTCAAGTGACCCCTACATCAGGTGATTTAGAATTTATTGATCCACGTGCTAACTTAGGATTAGTTAGTTTAGATTCACATAAGCATTACAATGCATATAGGCATCGCCCAGAGTCCGGTCAAATGTTAATTTTTCCCGGATGGTTGTTGCATTATGTTCATAGTAATTTGTCAGGAATACCTAGAGTGGTTTTTGTAACTAACTTTAAGTTGAAGGAAGAGTTTCAATTTAAAGGTGAACGACATAAGCCCAATGAAGTCACTATGAAGTGAGTTGATTATAAATACTATCTATGATAGTAACAGCTATACAACATGTCGTAGACTATGTGCGTGATAATTTTCAAACACGAGTTTACAAGTCTTTGCAAGATCCGGTAACAAGAAAAGAAATTGTTACATGTGAAGTTTATACATCAAAAGGTGTTGTAAAAAACACCGATGATAAAGGTAAAAGCATAGACAAAAAGATTTAGGATGCTACCAGCAACATTTATACATTTGACTTTTAATCAAAACCGTAAAAATGCATCCTGTTATTTGATGCCTTGATAGCTCAATTGGTTAGAGCACCCGACTCATAATCGGTAGGTTCTGGGTTCGAGTCCCGGTCGAGGCACCATCAGTTTATTAGATAGTCTTTGAAAATCTCTTGTGCTTCGGCTATAGTAATTCTAGACTTGTCTTTTAAGTAACAGATGGTGAAACATAGTGCCCAACGAGGGTAACGTAGATTTCTTACATTGTGTGGAGTGCCCACTTGCACTATTACATTGTTAGTAGTCATCTTTTCAGAATGAACCAGGTTTACTTCTGATTCTTTGTAACTTACATAGTTAGTAGATACAGCAGTCAGTGCAATATTGCGAGGTGCATCAGGTTTTGGTTCATACCAATTCATGATATGAGTGTCTTCGCAATATACCCAATTAAGTTTAGTTATATCCCCACCTTGAGCAGTATCAATATGTATACCGCGAGTCATAAAGGGAGGAGTATAAAAAACTTCAACCATTAGCACACCGACACCCAAGCTTTCCAAGAAAGCTTTCATTTCGGGATTGATAACATCCATCCCCAATTCAGAATGACGGTAGCCCTTATCGTTCTTGTCACGAATGTCAATGGTTAATGGTTCAATGTTTAATGATAGTTTAGATAAGTATTTGTTCATAGAACAGTATTTATACATGCCTCCTTAGCTCAGTTGGTTAGAGCACCGTCTTGATAAGGCGGGGGTCAATGGTTCAACTCCATTAGGCGGCACCAAGATTTAAATCACTTGCGATTGCATAGTGATAAGTAGTAATAATATGCGGGGTTCGTATAGTGGTAATACCTCAGCCTTCCAAGCTGATGCGGAGAGTTCGATTCTCTTACCCCGCTCCAAGATTAATTTATAAATGAGTAGTAACGATATCCCAGGTTGGATGACGCAAAATGATTTACGTATACTAACCATATTAGCTAAACATGTCCCTAAAAATGGTTCTATGTTAGAAATAGGTTGTTTTTTAGGTAGGTCTACTACAGCGTTATACAACGGAAAAGATTCTTCAGTATCTTTGGAAGTAATAGATCCATTTGAGGATATACGTACATGGAGCTCATTTAGAAACATTCCCGACTTCGCTAGTTCAAACTGTTCCGGCAGTGAATCAATGTATAAAGTTGCTATACATATTGCTCAACAAAAGAATTGGTTAGAAGCGTTTAGATTTTGCATCGGTGATATAATGTACAATAAACTGTCTGTATATCAAGGTACTAGTCAAAGTCATACAAAAGAAAAAGAGTATGATTTTGTTTTTATTGATGGCGCGCATTCCTATGAAGGAGTCAAGCATGACATTATTAAATACGGTGCAGAAACAAATTTGATAGTAGGAGATGATTTTGTCAGTGTTCATCCCGGAGTATCAGAGGCATTAAATGAAGTTAGAAATTACAGAACACTAGTAGTGTTTGGTGAATCTAAACTATGGGTCTTGATACCTAAGGTAGGTTATTGGAGTGACATGTTTAAAAATAGTACTCTATCATTACTGATATGAATGCCCAAAATAGTTGAATTCAATTAAAATTTGATATATAATACATGTATTGACAGTGAGAAATCGCTGATTGTTCTTTAAAAAGTTATGTGTTTGTTTTTGCGTAAGTGGTGGAATGGTATACACTCTGGTCTTAGAAGCCAGCGCCGCGAGGATTGAGAGTTCGAGTCTCTCCTTACGCACCATAAATTAGTGTACTCAAAATTAATTTAGTATATAATTTGCCAGACTTCGGTTAGACTATTGGTGCACACAATAGTCTAACTATGATACTATATTAATAAAGACGATAGTATCTCTTTATAGTCTGCCATACGAGTACACTAATTTATGGTTAATTTGCGACTGTGGTGAAATAGGTAGACACAAGAGACTTAAAATCTCTCGCCGCAAGGTGTTCCGGTTCGATTCCGGACAGTCGCACCAAAGAACTCTCCCTTACATACGGAGTATAATGAGATAAGTAGTATGTAGATTTGGGGGTGTAGCTCAACTGGGAGAGCGTCTGATTTGCATTCAGAAGGTCGCGGGTTCGATCCCTGTCACCTCCACCAAACATTAACACAGGGAGTAAACGTGCCAAAGTCTGATGAAACATTGAATAAAGCTTACGGTCACATTCCTAAAGAAATTGGTATCTACTTAGATTTTTCTATAGTACCAGTGTACCGAGGATTCAGATATTACTTCTTGACTCTTGTTAGAAAACTGACAAGATAAATGCGTGATTAGTTCAGGGGTAGAACGCTACAGTGACATTGTAGAGGTCAGAAGTTCAAATCTTCTATTACGTACCAGATATAAATAGTTTGCGCGGGTAGGGCGGTCACCACTCCAGTCTCATAAGCTCGGAGCATCGGCAGTTCGAATCTGTCACCCGCATCCAACAATTCGGAGTGTAGCGCAGTCTGGTAGCGCACCTGGTTTGGGACCAGGGGGTCCAAGGTTCGAATCCTTGTACTCCGACCAAGTTTAACAAAAGGAAGATAGTATGACATGTAGAGGTTATGACGCTAAAGCCGTCAAAGTTAGTAAGTCAGTAAAACGTGCGGCATCACTTATTAGTGACGCACATGTGCGAGGCGCATTCATTCGTAGTTTTGTTGAAATTGCAAAAAATGAATCTCGTCAAGGACACGGTAAGAGGGAAGCTAAGTAATGTCTAAAGGTTCTCGTCCTCGTCCATTCAGTGTGAGTCCAACTGAATTTCAAAACAACATGGACAGAATCTTCGGAGAGAAGCCAAAGAAAGAACGTTATGTTCCCCCTCCTCTCCCAGACGCTAAAGAAGAAAATAACACACTTGATTGGGGAAATGTTAAAGACTCTAATCAAGGTGGTTAAATAGAATATATTGCCTGGATAGCTCAGGGGTAGAGCGTCTCCTTTACACGGAGAGGGTCCGCGGTTCGAAACCGTGTCCAGGTACCAAATTAATGCGGGAATAGCTCAGTTGGTAGAGCGTCACCTTGCCAAGGTGAATGTCGAGAGTTCGAGTCTCTTTTCCCGCTCCAAGTTTATCAACAAAACGAAAGTTAAAAATGTCCGAAAGCAGAGTACGATACACAAGTGAAGAAGCTGTTAATCAAGTTGGAAACAGATTTGATTTGGTTCTTATTGCGGCAGCTAGGGTAAGAGAGTTGCATAGAGGGCACAAGCCTAAACTAACTACTAAAGCAGGTCCTACTGTGACTGCACTTCAAGAAATTGAAGCAGGGTTAGTTGGTAGAGATTATCTCAAACGTATTGGTAAAAGATAAACATATCTCGCTGGTGTAATGGCAGCATAGCGGTCTCCAAAACCGTTGGTCGGGGTTCGAGTCCCTGGTGGGATGCCAATCAAAAATTGTCTCTGATAAATTCTCGTTTAGTTATGAGAATATTATCAGGGACAAATTTTATTGATTCTTTTTTCAGAAAGAATTCATCATTTTTATAGTGTGCATTAGCACACCATTTACTAGTTGGTTGATAAGGTGGCAAATTATGTGCTAATTTATACAACCCTAGATAGTTATTTTCTGTACTCATAATGAATGTATAAAAGATAACGCAGATTCTAACTCAGTAAAGAATTTCATGGTTAGTTTTAAATCAACTAAATCATGTACTAAAATATAACCGGTATTATCCTCACTCATGGACAAGTGAATCATTAAACCGGTTTTTGTAATGGCATCATATGTGTGCATAAGTATATTTATAACGGAAGCGTGGCAGAGTGGTTTAACGCAACGGTCTTGAAAACCGTCGTACTTTAACGAGTACCGTGAGTTCGAATCTCACCGCTTCCGCCAAAGACATTACCCAAAATAGATTGACAGCAAGTGTCAAATGAGATACAATACTTGTATTGAAGATCAGAAATCAGGGATGATTTCAGCATTTAAAAAACATTCAACTAATGCAGTAGAAGCCGGTTCGAAAGACTTTATCTAGGAAACTAGACGGCGACGGAACTGATGACTCTTTGGAAAGACAGAGTATGATGTTTGTACAGACACAACACAAACTAGTCAACGTGAATCGTTGATAGGGTTCTAGGAGTTAACAGTAGAACCAGAAAATAAAATTACGTTCTCCGAACATCCCGTTTAACAAATTTTTAGGATCGGCTCAGCAATAATTTACTTTATTGGAACTGATGGAATGTATGGTAGTTATTGGAGTCTACGGACGTTGAAGGTAACTATTGAAATACTTCTATCGCAATAGGAGTGATGGCCCTATTCAAAAAGCAGTCAACAACGATCCTGTTTTACACTTACTACAGTTGACAAATAATCAAAACTGTAGTATAATTATTTTTTAGGATGCTTTCAGCAACTTTAATACTTTTCATAATAGTAAAAAAGCGCATCCTGTTGCAAATCACATAGAAAGGAACTATAATGCAATTCGCAGAAGCAATCAAGAATCAAGAAGTTCGTACCACTAACGGTATGAAGGCTCGCAAGTCAAGTGCTAACGCATGTGTTGACTTGTTTTATAACATCGGCGCAAGCCGTGGTAAGAACATCGTACCCGCATTCGTTGCGGCATACGCTGAAAACATTGACCTCGCACTGCGTATTGCACAGTGGGCACGTGATGCCCGTGGTGGTTCCGGTGAACGTCAAGTGTTCCGTGACATTCTTGTCTATCTAGAAAAGAATGCGCCAGAAGACGCTATGCGTTTGATGGCAAAGGTCCCAGAAATCGGTCGTTACGATGACTTGCTGGTGTTCAAGACTCAGCCTGTAAAGGCTAAGGCATACACTATGCTTGGCGATGCACTACGTGCTCGTAATGGTCTAGCGGCAAAGTGGACTCCTCGTAAGGGTGAAGTCGCACGTGAAATCCGTGAATTCTTCGGAATGACTCCTAAGCAATATCGTAAGAGCCTAGTTGCGCTTACTAACGTTGTGGAAACACAAATGTGTGCTAAGGATTGGGATAACATCAACTACAACCATGTACCTTCAGTGGCACATGCACGTTACAAGAAGGCGTTTGGCCGTAATGGTACAACTTACGCTGAATACGTAACTAAGTTGGTTAAGGGTGAAGCAGGTGTTAAGATTAACGCAGGCGCAGTATTCCCCTACGATGTGTTGAAGGGTGCTATCAACCGATACAGCCGTTCAACTATGTCTAAGACTGAGTTGGATGCATTGCAAGCCCAATGGGATGCATTGCCTAACTACATCGGTGACGCTAACGTGTTGCCAATGGTTGACTCGTCAGGTTCAATGACTTGTCCAGCAGGCGGTTACAACTCTAAGTCAGGCTTGACCTGTCTAGATGTTGCTCTGTCTCTTGGCTTGTACTTTGCTGACAAGAACAAGGGTAAGTTCGCTGACTGTTTCCTAACATTCAGTCGTACTCCTAAGTTGGTCAACTTGAAGGGTAACATCAATCAAAAGATTGACCAAATGAACACTGGCGAAGTTGCTAACACCAACTTGAATGCGGCGTTTGACCTAGTGTTGAAGACCGCAGTTGCTAACAAGGTTCCACAAGCAGAAATGCCTGAAACTCTTGTTATCTTCTCTGACATGCAGTTCGACGGAGCTGTTGATGGCAAGGACGAATCGGCTATCAAGATGATGGCGCGCAAGTTTAGCGAAGCAGGTTACACTCTTCCTAAAGTTGTGTTCTGGAACTTGAATGCCGCATACGGCAACACCCCTGTCAAGTTCGATAAGAGTGGTACCGCTCTTGTCTCTGGCTTCAGCCCAGCTGTTGCAACATCTGTACTGTCAGGTGACTTGGAAGACTTCACACCAGAAGCTATCATGTTGAAGACAGTTATGAAGGATCGTTACGATCTTTCATAAATAGAGTAACACGGCAGATGCCTCTGAGAAATTACGCATCTGTTCTCTAATACCCGGCTACACTTCTACGTTAAGGAAGTGCGTAATTGCTAGATACGATACTAGCACAGTGCATTGGATCTACTGCAAGGCCCTCTTTAAGGGCGACTTGAGAAATCACAAAGGCGGGGACGCTATCCCGTCTAAATGGAAAAGAACGTGGACAGTGTAACAACTTAGACCGGGGCTCTTGTGGTGAGAGTGACCGGTCATTCCTATATGTAGCCTGGAACACGTAATAAATAGCACATGAATATAGATTTATCAGCATTCTCACATGGTCAACTAATGAGTAAGATTTGGTTGTGTGAGCATTTAGAACCACACTTGCCTGAGAAAGCAACCGTATTTGTATTAGGTAGTTGGTACAACTTACTAGGATCTTTGATGTTATCACGCAATAGAAAACTGTATGATAACATTGTTGGTATAGATATTGATCCTGATGCAGTAGCTATGGCTGATAAAATTTGTGAACCATGGATCATAGAAAAGAAGTTATCTAACAGAGTAGGTGACGTTTCTAACTATGACTTGCAAGGCCCGCAAGTAATTATAAATTGTAGTCTAGAACATATGGACAACACTGATTGGTTTAACAATATCAATAAAGGCACAATAGTGTGTCTACAAACAAGTGATGTAACAGATACATCCGACCCGTGGTTTATCAAGCAACCAAGTCCAAATATAGGTTCGTTTCTGAATAGGTATCAGCTAACAAAAAACTTATATATTGGCACTAAAAAGTTTGAATACTCAAGTATTACATATAATAGATTCATGTTGATCGGCATACGTTGACAATAAATCCAAAATGTAGTACAATACTATATTAGGAGATAAGAAATGTGGATTGAAAATTGTGCGGCTGATGATATCCCAAAGAGATTTCATCACGAAGCCGGTGAGAATAGTATGCTGATTAGCATCGTTGACCCTGCAAGCTGGAGACCAACACCTGCACACAAGTTCAAAGAGATTCACAATTTTGAATTCTTGGATATTGAAAAGGATGATTTTGCATTGGATGAGGCAATGCGTTGCAGTCAAGAACAAGCAAATGAATTGGTTCGTTTGTTGCAACATGCCAAAGACAATAGAATGAATGTTGTTGTCCATTGCTATGCAGGTATCTGCCGCAGTGGTGCAGTTTGTGAAGTCGGTGTCATGATGGGTTTTGAAGACACTGGCAGATTTCGCAGTCCTAACTTGCTTGTCAAGCATCGCATGATGAAGGCATTGGGTTGGACATATGATGAAGATGAAAAGCCAAACATTGATGATTGGCGAACTTTTAGGAATAATGATGTTTAATGTAAAAGGTAAAATTGTTTCATTGGATGTAATGACATTGGATGAAGCAATGCACACAGCTAAAGTAATGAACGAGTTTGTGACTATCACAGGTCCGGACTTTGAGATTGTAGGTATGTTCGGTGTCGATTCTGTAAAGAACGGCAAGTGCCCAGACGGAGTACAATACGATTGGAACAAAGCTAGTCGTATCGGACGAGTAAAGAAAGAGAGGGTATAATGCCAGCAGTATTTTTAACGAGTGACACGCACTTTGGCCACGCCGGAGTGTGTAGATTCACAGAAGCAGATGGCGTGACGAAGATCCGACCATGGACTGATCCAAATGAGATGGATGAAGAAATGGTCAAGCGTTGGAATGATACAGTGCGTCCTAATGATAAAGTTTATCACTTAGGTGATGTAGTTATCAACAGGAAGTCATTAAGCATCATGAGCCGCTTAAACGGAGACAAAGTGTTAATTCGTGGCAATCATGATATCTTTCGTGATGATGAATATAGATTATACTTCCGTGAATTACGTGCGTATCATGTAATGAACGGTATGATTTTAAGTCACATCCCGTTACATGAGGCATCGTTAGGTCGTTTTGGTGTTAACATTCACGGTCACTTACATTCTAACAGAGTAAAGAAGGCTAGGGGTATTGACGCTAAGACAGGTGCAACATTATACAGTGATGAAAATGATGTTCGTTATCATTGTGTTTGCGTTGAGCAAACTGATTTTACACCTATCTTATTTGAAGACGTTATCAAGCGTATCGAAGCAGAAGGCGGAACAGTTGGTATGAGGAGTGGAAATGGACCATCAATGTAAATTGTACATGTTGATTGGTGTGCCAGCATCAGGTAAGAGTACTTGGATCAAGAGTCAATCTTGGCCCGATAATACTGTAGTCGTGTCTACTGATAGGTTTGTTGAAGAATATGCCGAAAAGCAAGGCAAGACTTACAGTGAAGTGTTTGATGAATACATGCCAATCGCTGTTCGCTTAATGGCTAACCAAGTGTTAGTCGCTAAAGCAAACAAGTGTGACATTATTTGGGATCAAACTTCTACAACAGTTGCCACCCGAGCAAAGAAGTTCAAGATGTTGCCTGACTATGAAGCAATCGCGGTCGTGTTTAAAACACCTGAAAAGGAAGAACATGACCGTCGATTGAATTCACGTGAAGGTAAAAACATCCCTGCTCACGTAATGAAGAATATGATTGATAATTACGAACCACCTACTAAAGAGGAAGGTTTTAGCGACATTCGATATGTATAGGACAAAATTAGTGTAAATACAATATGCAAATAAATGTACCTGTATTAGAAATTGGATCTGTACCTATCGAATTAGTTAACAAAGCCGCAACGTTATGTAATAATATAAATTGGGCAGAAGATAGGTACACCCGTGATAATGATATATCCTTATCAACGTATAGTCGCTTGTTGCCGATGAAATCAAAGTCTGCATCAAACCCCATATATACAGAAGTAGAACAAGAGTTAGTAAATGCATGTACTATGATTATACATAGTTTACCGAATGAGTTTCAAAACTTAACGGTAATCAATTGTGAGATAGCAACATTGCCCCCTGACACTCTTATCAAGTTACATTATGACGGTAAGTGGTCTCATAAGTTTTCTAAAAGAATTCATATACCTATCATGACAAATGATAAATGTGATAATACTTGGCTTAACATTAGATTAAAAATGGAGCCCGGTAAAGTATATGAGATTAACAATAGGGTATTGCATGGAGCAAGAAACAAAGGTGAAACTAACAGAACCCATCTTATTATAGATTTTATGGAACCTGAAGTGTTTAACCTAGAATTAAGCGAAGGTAGATCACCTTGGCGAGTTTTCGATGATGATATAAAACCTCTTACTTAAATATCGAACTGCTGTTAGTTGATGAATTGATTAACTTAGTGATAGTATCACCCCAAATAATATTTGGTTTAACTATCCCTACTTTTTTCAGTAGTTCAAGCCTCTTAGGTATTAAGTGAAAGTTTTTTGTTTGTGCGATTTCCCAACCATGACTCTTTAGTCTAGGTTCAATAGTAGGCTCTAACTTACTATACATTCTGTGTTTGAATTCAGATATTGGTTCATTACCATTGTAGCAATCTAAATGCAGTTTAATCATTTTACAACTTGATTCTAAACTGTGACTAATCATATTACCTATACCATACATACCTTTATCAGATAAGAATCTTTCATAACTAGAAAACTCTAGTTTAAATGGACTTAATATCTTATCTTCTTTGTGTGCGTGGGGCCAAGGCCAATCACCACCTATTATAGGGAAATAATCGCATTTTTCTAACAGCCATAAATGCGTAGCAATATGTGGCTCGGTTATACGATATGGAGTCAGATACTCTAAATAGTTACCGCTGTTATAAAACTCATTAGCATCTAAAACAAAAAGTTTTTGCTCAATGTTGTTCTCCCTACAGAACTTTTCAGCATAATATAGATCATGGGTGTTTGAAATCATCCCGTCTATTTTGACTACTAAGGTTATTGCGATTACAGGTATTTTCTTGCGTATGCACGACATTAGAACTAGTTCGCTATCTAACCCACCGCTGTATAAAACCTCTACTTTGCTAGTCTGACGATTAGCTAAATGGTCACTGAATATATCAGCTATCTCACGATTTGGTTCGAAGTCATTATCTAGTAATTCCATGGAGAATCTACTAACATGGATATTAGTCTCAAGCTTGCATCTTTTATAATCATTAAGACCAACTGTCCATTCAATTACACTCATACTAGTATTTATATCAGTATATTTTGCGTTTAACATAAATAGAGTTATATCATGCTACAATTTATCAAAGACTTATCACACACATTATTACAGTTTATAAAGGATGACCCCGTTCGTCCTGAAATCCCAACTGACTTTAGGGTCAGCGATGGGAGAATGGTTGCCGCATTAACTGACCAAGAACAAAATCCAGAGGCAATGGTATGCGTTAGTTTCCATGATTTTGTACCTGAAGATGTAGCAGGATTATCAAAGACTACCCAAGTACCTACTACCGCAGTATTCTATACTATATGGAGTTACAAGAGTGGTAAAGGCCAAGAGTTATTATTTAGGGCGGTGAAAGAGATACAAGAACAGTATCCGAGTGTAACACGGTTTGTAACTCTCAGTCCTAAAACTAATTTAGCAAGACGTTTTCATTTAAAGAACGGCGCAATAGTATTACGTGAAAATGTTGAAACTGTTAATTATGAATACTTAACTGGCACTACAGTTGAGGTTAAAGATGAAAGTCTTGTTCATATATCAAGCTGAAGGTAAATCATTACCCCGTGAAGCTGTAGCAGTAAAACTATGCGAAGCGGTTTCAAAGATAATAGCTTTACCAGAAAACATTGAAATTGAATTTGCATTACTAGGTCCCTCAGTATATGGGGAAACTATACTAGATAATAGATTCAAAAACAGAGTTAGAATTAATAACGATTTAAATCATAAAGAGATTATACCTGCATTAGTGCATGAGTTAATACATTTAAATCAAACACATACTGGTATGTTAAGTGTTAATCGTGATGGTACATATATGTGGAATAATAAAAAATATAGTTTCCCACATGCAAAAGAGTTAACAGTTAAAGAACATTCTAGTTTGCCATGGGAAATGGATGTTGCACAAAAACAACAGAAAATTCTCAAAGAAGCCATACAAATAGCCTTGACAAAAAAGTAAAATGGGTATACAATGTATGAATGAAAACAGTTACAGAACACCTTAAAGACAGGCACCTCAATCTTGAGTTGCATCGTCCAATGGTTGATGAAGTTGAACGTGTAGCAACATTCCTTCTGTACAATTTGAGTGGTCAGGTTGTTGGTTATCAACAATACAGACCAGAGGGCGAAAAGAAGCCACAAAACAATCCCAAGCAAGGCAAGTATTTCACATATAGAAAGCAACCCACGCTAGCGGTCTGGGGAGTAGAAAGTTTACATTTATCTCCTAATGTCGTTTTCCTGACTGAGGGTGTTTTCGATGCATGTAGGCTCACTGAAAAGGGTTACAGTGCCCTTGCAGTACTGAGCAACAACACCGGCAAAGACTTGCAGAACTGGCTTTCTATGTTGAATAGAAAAGTAGTAGCCGTCTGTGACAATGATGATGCAGGCCGCAAGCTTGCAAAATTCGGTGATGTTGCAGTGTTTTGTGAAGACCACGATTTGGGGGATTCTACAGACGAATTTGTGAATACTTTAGTACTACAATTTGGCTAACTAAAGTACTCATTTTTGACCCCTAGGGGCTTCAAAATCGCTAGAGGATCTTGTCATTGATACTGACAGACTTCTAGCGAAATCTCCAAAATTTGACAATAAATCACTTTGGGTATATAATACACTTATGAACTCGAAAATCGTCCGTAAGCGCAGAACTGATCGTAACCAAGTGATCTACTTTATCCAAGATACAGTAACACTTGAGTACTACATCGGTTTGACTGCTATGGAATTCAATGGTAACGTATTCAAAACCCTTCGCCGTCGTATGCAAAAGCACATGCAACGTGCCCTTGCTGAGAACAAAAACTGGGGTTTGTCACGTGCATTGCGTGAACGTGGTGCCGAGCGTTTCGTGTTTGGTACTGTTGAAGTTGTCCGTGGCAAGCGTCCTGCTCATGCCCGCGAGACTGAATTGATTAACACATTGCAACCTGCACTCAACACATTCGGTGTCAAATGAAAATAAATTCTAAACTTAAACTGAATATCATCTTTTGGACTATTACTGCACCGGCAGTTCCGGTCGTGATACTCTTGCTAGCAGTTGCCATGATCCTTTCTCCTATACCAAATATCGGTCAACGTATGATGGACTGGGCAGAAAGGACTATTACTAAATTTGCAATTTGGCGTAACAATCTTCCTGTAGTAAAAAAAGCTTACGACAAGGTACACTTGTTTGACTACATCAAAGGTTGACTGTAAATATATTTGGCAATACAATACATCATCTAAAGGAATATTATGACTGCAATTACAAATTTGATTATCGTTATGTTGCCCGTGATTGTCATGGGTCTTGCAATTCTGATTAAAGACGGTTTCTAAAATGGAATACAAACACATTGGTTGGTGCCGAGAAGGAAAGCATGATAAAGTGTGGGGCATCATTTGCATAGCCCATCACCCGGCATCACATGACACTTTTCATCCCTTTCCAAATTATAGACCTGAACGTAATGATTACCTAACATTCTGGGGCCGTCGTGGTACAAAGTTGCAGACTAAATTGTGGAATGGACAAGACTGGGATGCTACGGAGATGTTTCTAAAGAAACAAAAAAACGGATATGATTCGGTTGGTATAGATGAACTGAATGAAGTCTATCCCGAGTTCCAGCAAGACTTAGAGAAGACAGCACTGTGGGCTACCCTTAAGCTATGAACTCTGCACAAAGACGCAAAGCTAAACGAGAATTTCCACATGCTATTAAATTAGAAGCTCAAGTTGGCTGGGCCTATTTTGAGCATGACAATAACGTAGACAAAGCCCGTAAATGGTGTAATAAAAATACAAAAGGGTACAATGTAGATGCAAGTTGGGATCATGCAATGTTCAAGTTTACTACAGAAAAGGATGCGGTAATGTTCGCATTGAAATGGTTATGAAATCAAAAGAAGAAATTATTAACAGCATGTGTCTATCATACAGACACGATTATGGTTTGCGAAAAGAAAAATCTGATCCATCTTGGACAGCAGGTATGACAAAAGAGGATGCCGAAATGCTTTACAAAACAATGGAACAGATATATAATAACGATATCGAACCGATCATTGAACACTATAAAGGAATTGAAAATGCACCTAAGCGAAGTAAATGAAGCATTCAGTCACAAAATCACTAGTGGCAGTGAGTACGGGTGGCGCTGTTATGGACCTAACGCACGATTCCTAGACTATGGAAGTGAACATAGTAGCGCCAGTATAATCTATAGCACTGAAACACAGGAAATCTTTCAAGCAGAAATTTGTGACAATGATGAAAGCAAAAAGCCGTATCGTTGGTTAAATCCAAAGTACAAAGCTGAGTTGTACAATGAGGCAAAAGAACGGGAATCTGATCCCGATCAAGCATGGGATGATGTTAAGTGGGTTGATCTAGAAACAGAAGAAGATTTTCTAGAAAAGGCAACTGCTATTTTCAATGGTGAAGAGTTTGACGAAAGAGTACAAATTCCTCTGACATTAGACAAGGATGAATTGTATAAGCTTATGGCTATGGCTCATGATCGTGATGTTACGCTAAATAAGATGGTGGAAATTATTTTGGAAGAAATGATTTTGCGTCATCGGAATGATGACTTGAAACGTTAATTATATATAGGAGATTAACATGAAAAAAGTTATTTTAGCACTCGCACTATTAGCATCAGTACCTGCATTCGCACAGCATCACGGTCACTATGGACATCGTCATGGTGGACATGGTCATGGTTGGGGTTGGGGACCAGTCGTCGGTGGTGCAATTCTAGGTGCAGTAGTATATGACATTTACAATCGCCCGGTAGTTGTGCAACAACAGCCTGTTATTGTACAACAACCACCTGTGGTCTATCAATCACAGCCTAACTGTGGCCCTTGGAAAGAGGTTCAATCACAAGATGGTACAGTGTATCGTGAACGAACTTGCACTCAATGAACGAAATCGTTTTTAACACACTCACGTGGATCAGAGAGGATTGGAAATCTAATCCTCTCCGTTGTTTTTTAGAAGTATTAGCATGGATACTGAGTATAACCTGCTCAGTAACAATGATGCTAACTGTTCCTACTCCGCCTTTCTTAATCTTATACCCGCTTTTTATTACTCAATGTGCTATCTTTGCATGGGCGGCTTGGACTCGCAAGAGTTCCGGAATGCTTGCAAACTATCTATTACTTGTTACAATAGACAGTATTGCACTGATTCGTATGACACTTAACTAAGGAAAACTATGTCCAATAAACACTACATCATTGATGTTCAAGAAGCACCCGACGGTGATTTATTTATTGAACTACCACAAGAGGTTCTTGATGAATCTGGTTTTGAAATCGGCGACACATTGCTATGGAAAGACATGGGTAATGGTTCATTCCAACTCACTAAAAAAGAAACTGAGTGGGTGATGGTTGAATGCATCTCTACTTTTAGAGAACGGTATATGGTAGAAGTTCCTAAGGGCAAGGCTGAGTACGCACTTGACACCGTAACCATGAATGAAGCTAAAGAATTTAGTCAAGAATATTTAGGCGAGACAATCGTTTCACATCGTGTTGTTTCTAAGGAAGAAGCACTAACTATGTGTGACCGAGACAACGACTATATTAAATCTTGGGACAACGAAACTAAGATTAAAAACTTTTTTACAACACTAACAGATCAAAAGGATGCATATGGCCACATCAGTAATGATGATTAATAGAAAGACAGGGATTACGAAAACTGGCTACGTCGGTTTCAGCTATTCATATTTCTTTTTAGGAATTTTTAATCTAGGATGGATCGTACCCTTAGTAAGGGGTGAGTTTCTGATATCATTAGTATGCTTGGTGATTCACTTGTTGACATTGCCATTATGGATTCTCACCGCATTGCTATTTGGATTGTTCTTCAACAAGTATTATACATTGAGACTTATTGAAGAAGGGTATGAATTTAATGATGAACCAGACTTAGTTAAACGAGCAAAAACTGTATTGGGGGTAGTATGATTAATTGGACAGATTCTAACAACTTACTTGAGATTGATGACAAGGTTGAGCCTATGTTGCATAAGTGGCTTAAGGACATTCTATCAGTCACTGAGGCAAAAATTACTTTCACTAAAGTAGATGGCACTGAGCGTGTGATGCAATGTACATTAGAAGCAACCAAGTTGCCACCTGTTGTAGTAAAAGAAGATGCAAAGCCACGCAAACAATCTGACAGCACAAAGGCATTGCGTGTGTTCGATGTAGAGAAACAAGAGTGGCGTAGTTTTACTATCAAAAACATCAAACGTATTGAATTGTCATTGGTTGACAATAAATAAGACTCATGCTATACTATGGGTTATGAAACGAGAAATACTATCTTTTAAACTTGAGCCGATGAAACATCGTGCCCATCGTGTGTTGTTTGACGACAACACTCCGTTTAAACCTAAGGTTGTACAATCCAAAAAAGGTGAGTACGTTCGTAAACAAAAGCATCGTAATAAAAATGAGTACTAAAGCTCTACCTGAAGATCACCGAGACTTGCTAGGTCGTGAGGTCAAAGAGGGTGATGCCGTCGCATACACCCATCATAATAGCCTTTACGTTGGTAAGGTTATCAAAATCACACCCAAGCAGGTCCGTGTGATTGACATGCTATCAAAATACCGAGATGACACGGGTTATCTAAAGTATACAAATCAATGTGTACTAATTGGCGGTCCAGACTTGACGATGCACCTGCTAAAAAACAGTTGACAATAAATCCATTTCCTGATACAATACATGTATTGAAACGATAAGGAATTGGAAGTATGAAATTCACGTTGATTACAGGTAACGGTAAAGTATTCACTTTCTACGTTAAGGCTGTAGCTGAAACGTTTCAACAAGCATACGGTGGCACTCTGTTCACCGACTCTATTCTTACAAAGGAAACTCAAAATGTCGCTTAAAATTAAAGCCCTTCTTCAATTGGTTGGTCTCGTTGCCGCAGGTATTGCAGGTGCAGAACTTGTACACTTTATTACTACTTTTGTTCCTCGGGAAACAATCATCAATGCAATTCAATTTGGTTGCATTGGTGGACTGTTGTACGTGTGCTACAGTCTGATTTTGTCTCGCCTTGAGTATCAGGAATCGTTGGATAAACTGAACAAAAAGGATTGACAATAAATCCAAAATCAATTACAATACTTGTATTGACACTGAAACACAGGAACACACATGAAACTTCACAGCGCAGTCCAAAACGAAGCAATCGTCTCCAACGTAGGTGAGATCGGCGAATTCCGCATTCGCAATAGTGCTAAGGCTTTCAACATTCTGTCCAGCGGTCTGTATGCTAACAAGATCCGCGCAATCGTCCGTGAACTTTCTTGTAACGCCGTTGACAGTCACACTGCCGCAGGCAAGCAAGATACACCCTTTGACGTTCATTTGCCCAACAGTCTCGAACCTCATTTTTCTATCCGTGACTATGGTACAGGTCTGACACATGCACAAGTCACAAACATCTACACCACTTACTTTGAAAGTACTAAAACAGCGAGTAACGAATTCATCGGTGCGCTTGGTCTGGGATCCAAATCTCCATTCTCGTACACTGACAACTTCACCGTTACAGCGATTAAAGACGGTCGTAAAGGTATTTACACAGCCTTCATTAACGAACAAGGTGTGCCATCTATCGCATTGATGATGGAAGAAGAAACTACAGACCCGTCAGGTGTCGAGGTTCGCTTTGCAGTAGAAGATCGGTATGACTTTGACAAGTTCCGTCAAGAGGCTAAGTATGTCTATGAGTACTTCAAACTGCGTCCAGTAGTTAGTGGCAACGCCGACTTTAAATTCAAGGACCCTGAGTACAAAGAAGAAAACATCATCCCTGGTGTTCACTACTCCAACGACAATAATCGTAGTTATGCTATCATGGGTAACATCAAGTATCCATTGACTGACATTCCTAGTGCTGACAAGGTACTTGGTGGTTTGCAAGGTCTACTGAATTGTGGCTTGGTGATGGAATTTAATATTGGTGAGCTTGACTTCCAAGCAAGCCGTGAAGGTCTGTCATACATTCCACAAACTATCGAAGCTATCAAAAACAAATTGGTAGCATTGAATGCACAGTTGGCAATTCATATTGCTACCGAAGCTGACAAGATTACCAACTTGTGGGAACGTGCTAGTTACTTGGAAAAGCGTTTCAGTGACCATCTGTTCAATCAGGCTGTGATTAAGTATGTGACTGACACTAAGTTCGAGTTGTTCACTCCTCAACACAATCGTTGGAATGCAATGAAGCAATTCAAGTTTGAAGTCAAGGATTTGGCTAAAGATTATAACATGGTGATTCGTGGCTTTACTAAGAGCCGTTGTTACAATGCGTGTTCTACACTCAAGCCAACTCATGCTTACGATAATGTTAACGGTACTACTGTTTATCATGATGACTGGGAAATTCGTGTAAGCGATGATGTATACTTTGTTATCAACGATACCAAAGTTGGTGCTACCGAACGTGCTAAGTTTCACTGGAAGAATTCAACCGACACAAAACAATACACTTCCAATGTGTATGTGATTGAGGCAGTTGACAAATCTAAGCCAGTGTTGACTAGTGCATTCTTCAAAGCATTGTCTAGCCCTCCTGAAGCTAAGATTCTGAAGGCTAGTTCTTTGCTTGAAAAAGAACGTGCAGGTAGCATGGGTGCTAACGTCACTATCATGCGATTGGAAGAAGGTCGTAGAAATGGTTGGCGTGATCGTGCTGAAATGGTATGGCGTGACGCTGGTAAGGCGTCAAGCTTTGATGCTACAGATATTCACTATTACTTGCCTCTGAGTGGTTACAAGAATCTCGGTATTGTTGAAGATATTAAACAATTGGAGATTCACTTGCGTAAAGCAGGTATCTACACTCAAGACATTTACGGTGTTCGTAAAACTGATATTGAATGGGTTAAGACACAAAAGAACTGGGTTAACCTTGACGAACATGTTAAGGGTAAGCTTGCTAAGTTGGGTCAAAGTGATGTGATGGGTTTGGTCAAACAAAGTATTGACTGGAAAGAACTTTACCAGTATAATGCTACTAAGTACATTGCAAATAAATCTAGTCCTTACATGGTATTGTTCAACACATTCAAGGATGTGAAAGAATCTGACCAGAAAGTACGTCAGAGTTTGGAATGGTTGTGCCGACAGTATAAAGTTGCTACTTCAACTAACGTTGACCCTGCAAGTTTGATTGATAAGTACAACAAAGAAGTTGAGACTATTGTAAAGCGTTACCCGCTTATTAAGAATCTTAGCAAATACGGCACTGAAGGTGCTGACTTGGCAGAGTATATTAATTTGATTGACCAGACTAAAGGAATCTAAATGGACATTGAAAAAGAAGCAAAAGCGGCTCAGAAACGACTCGCTAAGTATATTGATAAGCTTGTAGAGAAGGCTAAGGCTGACACTGCAAAAGATTTTGAAGAAGCACGTAAAAAAATGAAAGTTGAAGGAAAGTAAAATGTCATACCCATATATTATTCAAGGTAATAACATTACTGTTGTGATTGGTAACAAGCCGCACACTATTGCTAAATCTCATATCACTTACACTAAAGTGGTTGACGCTATCAAGGCGGGAGATTGGACAAAGGTTGCTGACTTGGTCGAACCCAAGAAGGTCGTATTGAATTACGGCAAGGGCAACGTGAGTGTCCAAGGTGAGCAACTCTACTGGAAGGGCAAGCCTATGAACAATGGTCTGGCTACTCGTATGATTGCTATGTTGCAAGATGAGTTTCCAATCGAGCCTCTGGTTAACTTCATGGAGAACTTGATGACTAACCCAAGCAAACGTGCAGTTGATGAACTGTATGGTTTCTTGGAAAAGAACAGTTTGCCAATCACTCCTGATGGTTGCTTCTTGGCTTACAAGAAAGTTCGTAATGACTACTTGGACATCCACAGTGGCACTATGGATAACAGTGTTGGTAAAGTTGTTGAAATGGAACGCAACGAAGTTGATGACAACAAGGATCAAACTTGTTCAACCGGTTTGCACTTCTGTAGTCAAGACTATCTGCCACACTTTGGCAATGGATACGATAGCCGTATCGTGATTGTTAAGATCAATCCCGCTGATGTAGTCTCTATCCCTAGCGACTACAACAACGCTAAAGGTCGTGCATGTCGCTATGAAGTTATTGGTGAAATCAGTAATGAAGGTGACAAGATTGACAATGCTTTCAACAAGCCTGTGCAATCTAACGCAAGCAACAACATTGCTAAGCCTGTTGTACGTGAGCCTAAGACTGGTTCTACTGATTTCTATCGTGGTTATACTGATGGCTACGAAGGTCGTGACTACACTGATCCTGTTGGTTTCAAAGCCCGAAAGGATTATGACGAAGGTTATGACAAGGGTGCGACTGATGCAGACTGGGGTGACAGTCCTCGCTATAAATTTGTAGCGAAGACGGTGTACGAACACGAATCAGTGGGTACACTCAAAGGACCTTGGCCCTTCCCAACTCGATAAGAGTTTAAAAAGAGTACGAAAGTACTCTTTTTTTTGGTTAAAAAGTTGACAATAAATGGTCAACGTGATATACTGTAAGCAAGATAGAAGAAAGGACTAAAAATGCGAAAAGGCGAAATGTTAGACAAAATGCTACACATTGCAGTCAATGGGCATCATGGTCAATTTGACAAGGGTGGTAACCCCTACATTCTGCACCCGCTCAAGGTTATGCATTACCTGAAAAGTGATGACGAGGAACTGATGTGTATGGCTCTTGGTCATGATGTAATTGAAGACACAAGTGTTACATATAAGGACCTTCGTGATGCTGGTATCAGTGAAAGGGTTATTACTGGTATTCGTGCTTTGACTAAGCAACCTGGTCAGACTTACGAAGAATACAAAGAAGGTGTTTTTGCTAATGAGGATGCTATGCGAGTAAAGATGGCTGATCTACGTCACAACACTGATATCCGTCGATTGAAGGGTGTGACTGAAAAAGACATTGCTCGTATTGCTAAGTACCAAGTTTTCTACATGGAACTCAAAGCAAGATTAGCTTAAATTATGTATTTCAAAATGACTACATACGAACGCATATCCGAGAAACTACTGAAGGGTCAGCCCAAAGCAAAGCCCTTCGGTAAGTTGATCGGTAACAGGTTTATGACAGGCACACAAAGCCTACATCGGACAAAACAATCAAGACTTTGGAGACTTTTCTGGCGATTAAAGGTTGACAGAAAAAGTAAAGTTTGATATACTATAGATAAATAAAGATACAAGCAACGAGATAGACTCCGCGCTGACATTATTGAAAGGATTTTTCAATGTCAAAAAAGTATGATACCCTAGTCCTCATTGGACGCTTTCAACCCTTACACAATGCTCACCTTGAGATTATCAAACGTGCCACAGCATTGACTGACCAATTGGTCATCATCACAGGTTCAGGTAAACAACCTCGCACTTATAAAAACCCGTTTACTAGTCAAGAACGCCGTAACATGATTAAGGCTGCAACTGCTGGTCTTAGTATGCAGGTTCATGTTGAAGAAAACATTGATACTATTTACAACGACCAAGCTTGGGCAGTGCGTGTTCAAGGCATCGTTAGTAAGTACCGTGTTCTCGGTGGTGCTGGGGTAGGCATCATTGGTCACAAGAAAGACGATTCTAGTTTCTACCTCGATATGTTCCCTCAATGGGGATACGAGGATGTTGAACTGATTGAATTCTTGAGTGCAGTCAATATCCGTGACTTGTATTTCAAACGTGACGTAAACATGAAATTCATTCAAGGTGTGGTTCCAGAAACTACCTTTGACTTCTTGATGCAGTTTAAAGATACACCTGAATATGAACAAATAATCCGCGAACGTGAGTTTGTGGCTAACTACAAAAAACAATATGCTTCACTTCCTTATCCTCCTATCTTTAGTACTGCTGATTCTGTTGTGATTCAGTCGGGTCATGTGTTGATGATTAAACGCCGTAGCGAACCCGGTAAAGGTCTGTGGGCACTACCCGGTGGTTATGTTAATGCCAATACTGACAAGAGTGTAGAGGATGCGGCTATCCGAGAATTGCGTGAAGAAACAATGATTAAAGTACCCGCACCCGTGTTGCGTGGTAGTATCAAACGTAGCAAGGTCTTTGATGCAATTGACCGTAGTCCTCGTGGTCGTATCATTACACATGCATTTCACATTGAGTTACCTGATGGCGATCTGCCTAAGGTAAAGGGCAGTGATGATGCTGAAAAAGCACGTTGGGTCCCTATCGCAGAGGTCAAGTCAGAGGAATGCTTTGAAGACCACTATGAAATTTTGCAACACTTTTTAGGAGCTTAACATGTTGAACCATATTAAAGGTAACTTGATTGACATGGCAGAGAATGGTGACTTTGATGTTATCGTTCAAGGCTGTAATTGCTTTAACACGATGGGCGGTGGTATTGCTCGTGAGATTCGTGAACGCTACCCATTGTGTGCTGAAATTGATAGCCTTACCCAAGCAGGTGAGTATATGAAACTAGGCAACTGGACAGAGTATGACCAGGGAATGTTTCTTATTATAAATGCCTACACACAGTATGACATGAGTAAAGGTACTGATGTATTTGAGTATGTGGCATTTGAATTGATTCTACAAAAACTCGCACACACGTATGGCACTAAGCGATTTGGCTTTCCTTATATAGGAATGGGACTCGCCGGTGGAGACAAAATTACGATTATGGCAATGTTGGAAACCTTTGCCAGAGAAGTTTCGAATCAAGGTGGCACTGTCACTTTGGTCGAATTCGGTTGACACTAAAATAGGTTAGTGTTATACTGTAAACAAGTCCTAGCGATAGACGCAAGGCAATTTAAATAAAGGAACTTTATTATGAAACTCGCAAAAAACTTAATACTTAACACTGATAGCTATAAAGTATCAATGTTCAAACAATACCCAGTAGGAACTACAGGTGTATATTCATATATCGAATCACGCGGTGGACGTTACGATAGGACTGTATTCTTCGGACTACAGGCTTTTATCAAGGAATACTTGCTCGAACCAATCACACAAGCCGACATTGATATCGCTGATGAAATTCTTACCGCACACGGTGAGCCTTTCAACCGAGCAGGATGGCAGTACATTCTTGACAAGCACCAAGGATACTTGCCAGTTGTCATCCGAGCAGTCCCTGAAGGAACTGTTGTCCCTGTCAAGAACGTACTCGCTACAATTGAAAATACCGATACAGAATGTTTCTGGTTGACTACCTGGCTTGAGACTGCATTGCTCCGAGCAGTGTGGTATGGTACTACAGTATCAACACAAAGCAAATTCATTAAAAACATTCTCGCAGAATACTTGGAGAAATCAGGTGACCCTACAACTATTGGTTTTAAGTTACATGATTTCGGCGCTCGTGGTGTCTCTAGCATGGAGTCTGCTGGTATCGGTGGTGCCGCGCACTTGGTTAACTTCATGGGGACTGATACTCTCAGTGGTATACTGGTGGCTCGTGAATATTACAACGCTGGTGTTGCTGGTTTCTCCATCCCAGCCGCTGAACACAGTACTATCACTAGTTGGGGTCGTGCAGGCGAAGTAAAAGCCTACAGCAACATGGTCAAGCAGTTTGGTGTATCCGGTGCATTGTTGGCAGTTGTGTCTGACAGCTACGACATTTACGAAGCATGCCGCATGTGGAGTACTGGTGACTTGAAACAACAAGTCATTGACAGTGGTGCTACAGTCGTGATTCGTCCAGACAGTGGTGATCCTGTAGAAGTGTTGCCAAAAATGTTCCGCATCTTGGCTGAAGGTTTCGGCTACACTACAAACAGCAAGGGCTACAAAGTACTGAACAATGTTCGTGTGTTGTGGGGTGACGGTATCAACCAATTGAGCATCAAGTCAATCCTCAGTGTGATGGTTGACATGCATGGCTACAGTGCAGATAACATTGCATTCGGTATGGGCGGTGCATTGTTGCAACAACTTGACCGCGATACCCAAAAGTTCGCTATGAAGTGTTCAAGTGCAGAAGTCAACGGTGAATGGATTGATGTGTTCAAAGACCCAATCACTGACAAAGTGAAAGCTTCTAAGAAAGGTCGTATCACTCTTTGGCAGTCTGGTGGTGAGTTCGCATCTAGTGTTGAAGCACCAAAAGGATGGACTGACAAGGGTATTGGTCCTTGGACAGAAGCACTGGTTGAAGTGTATCGTGATGGTAAAATCATCAAGGAATATACATTTGACGAAGTTCGTGCTAACAGCATGAAATAAAGAAAGGGGCACTTGCCCTTTTCTTATATACAACAAATCCAAACTCACGTACAATACAAGTTCTTAATCGTTAAATTGTTTGAAAGAAATTCATGACTCGCTTTATTAAAAATGGCAATCAATTCATGGTGGCATCCGAAGAATCTATGGATGTTCGCAATATGTTGCCTGCAGGTAACTACACTGTTAAAGAGATGCCAATGGGCGGCCCTCTCTACTTGGAGCAGATTGATAGCTTCACCTCACTATCCAAAGTATACGGTGACTGCCTGAAAAATACCGATCGAGTGATTCGTACTTTCATGGCACGACCTGCGGCAACTGGTATCATGTTGACAGGTGAAAAGGGTTCTGGTAAGACACTGCTAACCAAGAACATCGCTATTGAATTGGCAAAGCAAGGTATCCCTACTATTGTTATCAATGCTCCATGGCACGGTGACAAGTTCAATAGCTTCATTCAAACTATCACTCAGCCATGTGCTATCTTGTTTGATGAATTTGAAAAAACTTATGACCGTGATGAACAGGAAGCAATCTTGACATTGCTTGATGGTGTCTTCCCTTCTAAAAAGTTGTTTATGTTGACAACCAACGACAAGTACCGTGTTGACTATCACATGCGTAACCGTCCTGGTCGTATCTTCTACATGCTTGACTTTAAGGGTCTAGATGCGGAATTCATTCGTGAGTACTGCCAAGACACTTTGGAAAACAAAAACCACATTGAAAAGATTGTTTCTATTGCTAGCTTGTTTGCTGAATTCAACTTTGACATGCTGAAGGCATTGGTTGAAGAAATGAATCGCTACGATGAAACTCCTCAAGAATCTTTGAAGATGCTGAACGCTAAACCAGAGTTCGATGGTGGTTCTAAGTACAGTGTTGAAATTATTCAGAATGGTGAAAGTATCAAGGGTGATGTAAATCCTAGCGTGTTCGATGGTAACCCCCTGCAACCAAAAGGTGTTGAAGTGTCCTTTGACCCTGATCCAGACGGTGATTGTGATTGGGAATACTTCCACTTCAATGCTAATGCATTGGTATCAGTGGATGCTCAACAAGGTAAGTTTGAGTTTGAGGACAAAGGTACTCGCTTGATTCTGACAAAGGTCAAGACTAAGACCTACGATTACTTCTCTGCATTCTAATACAGAAGTAGTACACTAAAAGTAGTACGAAAGTACTACTTTTTTATGGCTAAAAAGGTTGACAATAAATGGATTTGGGTATATAATCATTACATAGACAGTTAACTAAAGGACTCAGAAATGGCTTACTACGCAATGTACACAGATTTTGGTAACGATGCAGTTGATGCAATTGTGCGTACTGCTAAAGTACTCAAATTGGATTGGCCCAAAACTCTTGCTGAACTCCGTAGTTTGGCTGAGCGTTTCCCCGAAGACTTCGGTGAGGCTACTGACACCGCAGTCCGTGAGGCTGTCTATTTTGAACTTGGTTTTGACACTGATTTTTACGTCTAAGGCTTGACAATAAATCAAATTGGGTTTACAATACTTGTATTGACACTGACACATAGGAGCAAACATGTCAACGATTCAGGAAATTAATTCTACTATCATCGCAGGTGCATTCACTAATGAGCAGTTGGATAGTATCCAAATGGCTATTAAGTTTGCTCGTACCCAACTTGCACAGAAAGCCAAGTTTACATTCCGTGCAGGTTCCCAAGTGAAATTCACTAGTAGCAAGTCAGGTCAAACTGTGCTTGGTACTGTTGAAAAGGTAAATCGTAAATTCATCATCGTCCGTGAAAACGGTAAGGCGTTCGGAAACTGGCGAGTCCCCGCTAACATGCTTCAAGCCGCTTAAGGAGAAAATTATGACTTTGATTAAAATTGTTTTTTGGTTGGCTGTTATTGCTATCATCATTGTTGCAGGACCCCTGCTTACATTGTGGTCGCTGAATACATTGTTCCCTGCATTGGCAATCCCGTATGATATCTATACGTGGTTTGCTGTGATTATTCTTGCAGGTGTGTTTAAGTCTAATGTGAAGGTTTCAAAATGAGCAAAATGAACGAACTATACCTGGATATCGAATTGATGTTGGAACAGGGTACTCACCCGTCTACGATCTCCGCAGTACTTGATGTGCCTGTTTCTTGGGTATATGAGGTCATTGAGGATTGTGAAAAAACCGAAGATGATTTTAACCCCTTTATTACAGTGAACTCATAATGGCGGCTGTACCCTTTAACCTCTTTAAAACTTCTTGCGAGGAGCGAGGGTACACCGAACGGGTATATGAGGAACAAAACAACTGTGTACTCTATACCAATAACGGTATTAAATGCGAGATTAAAAAGAATCACTATACAGTAGGTTGGTTAGCAAAGCCTGAGGATGTTGCTGAAATGCGTAAACGCATAATGGCACAAGGCTTTACTGAGAAAATCGGTAAACGTTCTGCTACTCGCAAGGATGCAAAAGACTTTATCAATATCAATTATGACGGTGATGTCCTTGAAAACTTTTGGATTATCATTGGCACAATTGAAGGTATTGAAACTATCGTAAAGAAGGTTCGTGGTCAAGCTATTAAGCCTATTCCCCGAGAAGTATCCGAGCGTAATATCTTTGAAAAAATCGCAAAACGATTTAAGTATTTTATTGACAGCGAAGATGGATTTGGTTTAGAAAATACCCGAGCATTATTGGAAGGTGATAGTATCGACCATTTGATTACTATTGGTGAAAGTGTTAATCGTACAAAAGAAAACACATACCGAGAACATATTGTTCCCTGTATTATGATTTATAATCAGGCTATTAGTATGACAATGGAGAAGGCTCCTGTCACGGAAGTAGCACAAATGATTAAAAATAATCTTGCAATCGTTTTGATTACAAACGAGGAAGCGTCTTTGCTTGACAATGAACTAGACCTGCAGACTTCAATGCCAGAGGGTTGGAAGTTTGGTGACGACATTTTCGCTCGTTTGAGGGCTGGAAAAGTAGTACTCAAGTAGTACTATTTGGCGAACTAAAGTACTCATTTTGGTACCGCAGGAGCTTCAAAATCGCTTGAGGATTCAGGGACGTATCTTGACACACTTCTAGCGATTTTAGCCAAAGGTTGACAATAAATGGTTTTGGGCGTACAATACTTGTATTGACACTGATAAAGAGGACTTGAAATGAAAATCGAAACTGCTCTGAACATCATCCAAAAAGAAGCTGAATTTTTGGGATTGACCCACTTTGCAACGATGCAATTTATCGCAAAGAATCCGTTGGCACAGCCCAAGAAAACACTGGAAGCCTACAAGACCATCAAAGAAATTGTTTCAAATACCTTTGAATAAAGGTTGACAATAAATGGGTTTGGGTATATAATAGAATCTTAGACAGTTAAGAAAAGGACAAACAAATGGCTTATTTCAATCAAGAACGCAAAGCACAAAAAGCTCCTGCTATCAAGGCTATCCTGAAAAAGTATGGTGTTAAGGGTTCGCTTGCTGTTCGCAACCACTCTACTTTCGTCCTCAATATCAAGTCGGGTAAAATTGACTTCATTGAAAATTTTATCAAGACCGATGCTAATGTGATGTACGGCAACAAAATGTCGCAGGAACAGATTGAGTACATCCGCAAGAATCAATCGTTGGATGTGAACGTTTACTGGTACAAAGAACACTTCTCGGGTAAGGCTCGTGACTTTCTCAAAGAAGTTATCACTACAATGAACGGTGGCAACCACGACAATTCGGACATCCAAACTGACTACTTTGATGTGGGTTGGTATGTTGATGTGAACATCGGTTCTTGGAACAAACCATACACTGTTGAGGCTTAATATGAATCAATTTTGGGTACTCGTAAAATACAAAGACGAACCGGGTGCAGGTTTCGGCCGTGTGTCCATCTTCGCTGACAATCCTTTCCAAGCAATCCAAATGGCAAAGGCTCAATATGGTAGGTTGCTGATCTCCGAATCGGCAAACTATGCTTAATAATGGGTAACACAGTGGTTGACATTAATAACTACTTGTGCTATCATTATACAGTGCTGAGTGATATCGGCACATTTTTTAAACTTAGCTTTTTTTAAAGGAAACATAATGGCTAATTCTAATCAAACTTTCAAAGTCGCTGGTATTACTGTTCACAATGGTAACGCTAAAGTTCGTTTCACTGATGACATGGTTCGCCGCATCAAGCAATTCACTAAAGGCGGTGCCACTCGCTGTGACTTTGTTGAGTTGCCGAGCGAGATGACAAAGATTGAATGCCTTAAGTATCTGGCATCACATGCTGACTTCCAATCTGCTGAAGATCAGGCAACCATTGCTGATAGTCTTGCTGACAAAACTAAAGAAGCAAGCAAAGGCACTGTTAAAGTTAAGGCAACTAAGCCTAGTCTTGAATCTATCAAGGCTCGTGGTAAGAAGAAGGCTGTCACAGCCGAAGAAGTTCTTGCCGCAACAAAAGAAACTACTGAATAAGGAATGGGGCTACATGCCCCTAAAAACATGACAACTAAATTAAGCAAACTTTCAAAAGTAAACGAATCAATCACTGTCAATCGTTATGACAACGGCTTCATGGTAGAAGTTGGTGGTCGTGATGATGACAATGATTGGAAGAACTGTAAAATTCTTTGCACTACAGAGGAAGAAATGATTACTGTAGTTAAAGAATGGAATGCAATGGAAATGGATAGTTAATGAGATCCTCACTACTGAATAGACTTGCGGAACCTAAGCGAACTTTTGACCCTAGTAGGCGTGAAGATTTGTTGGAACTCAAATATTTCATTCAGAAAGGTGTCTGGAAATCAAAGTGTCCTTTCTATGAGGAATTCCCCTGGGAAGATATTCCTGCAATGTGTAAGCACAAATATGCTGAACACATGCTAGTAAAGGTAAAATAAAAAAGCCCCTTAAGTGGGGCTTTTTTGTGGCTTATAGTTTAGTATAACCCCAGTTTACAACTTGACTTGCGCCACTGTTATTAGTAATACCAAATGAGAATACATTAGCAGTTGTCGTGCTTACTGTAGCAGTGCTGATAGTACCGACTGTACCTACAATTTGAGCTGGCATTGATGTAAGAACTAAATTACCACCTGCTGAATAGTACCAGCCATACTGACTACCAAGAACAGGGACATTGTTGTTTGTAACGACTGCGGTAGCAGTATATGTAATGATACCGTTAGGGATGTTGCCATTAACCCAGATAGAGTAGGTACCATTCAATGGAACACTTATGGTCACCGTGTTAACACCTGCCGCAAGTGTCCAACTACCAGTAACTTGCGCCGAGGCTGAGTATGTCAATTCTTTAGTAGATGTATTGTAGAAAACTGTGTTGGTAACATTACCGGTATCGTTTCGTACAGGAGCAACATATAAACCTGAGTTAGTTCCATTTAGTGTAGTACCGGTAGCATTCAATATGATACTGCTACTTGCTTGATTAGTTACACCTGCACTTGCTCCAATAGCAATACTATTCGCACCTTGTCCCACATTACCTGCGTATGCACCGATAGCAACTGCTTTAGTACCTTGATGATCTTCACCTGCAAACAAGCCCATTGCTATTGATAAGGTTGCTTGTGTGTTACCGCCGGCACCTGAACCAATCGCAATACTATGCTCACCTTGACCACCAATCGCCGCGCTACTACCAATAGCGATAGCACTGTTTGCTTGTAATGCACGACCGGCAAGAGTACCAATAGATATTGCGTCTACCCCTTGTTGTATTTCTGCTGCCTGAGTACCAAACGCAACAGAGTTGTTACCTTGTGTGTTACTACCTGCGGCTAAACCGATAGCAACCGCTCCTGCTTTTTGTGTAATATTACCAGCATTATAACCTATCGCAACTGCTTGTTGTCCTTGTGCGTTACTACCTGCTTGATTACCAATAGCGATTGAGTTCTGGCTTTGTGTAAGATTAGCCGCATAAGTACCGATGGCAATAGAGTTTGCACCTTGCGTGTTGTTAGCCGCATAAAGACCTAACGCAATAGCACTGTTACCTTGACTAGTTCCGCCTGCTAACTGACCTATAGCCAATGCCGCCCCACCTTGGGTGTCACTGCCAGCAAAGCGACCCATCGCAATAGCATAAGTGCCTTGACTAGTTAGACCAGCGCCTTGACCCACATGAACTGTGCCGTCAACTGTTCTGATGTTTTGTATTTGCATACTGCCAGTACTAGTCAAGTTACCAGTGTAATCAAACGTCCATGTATTAGCGCTACCTGCTTGAACAACTACATTGCCGGCATGACCAGCTGGATCAGCACTATCACCAGCACGAATATTAACACTACCTCCAGGGCCGCCTCCGCCGCCATCATCACTAGCACCAATACCACCAACAAGATTTAAGTTACCACCTGGGCTGGTGTTGTAACTACCTAAATCAGCAACTCCAGCAGAGATAGATAAATTTTTGCCAGCACCGCCAGATGTACCGGGACCTGAATAAATTGTTGCATCTACTCCATCTGGGTGAAAACTCAACCAAGAAGGATCGGTACCTCGTTCTAAATACACGCCACCGTTGTCTCCAACTCTTAATCCACGACCAATGCTATTAGCTGTGTCATACGATTGTATAGTAACTGTGTCGTTGTTGGATCTAATAAGACCTTCGCCAGTTAGATATATTTCACCTCCAGCAACACTAAGATTGTTGGGCAATGTTAAGTTACCAGTTTCACCAAATTTTGACAGGTATCCATTGGAATTTATAACAATATTTGCTGCCGGTGTTTGTTTTGTAATAGCAACATTACCGCCACCAGTGTATGCTGACCAACCAGTAGCATCCACTAGAGTAGAATATGTGCTATCCGTATACAACTGATATGCAATATCACTGACTGATTGATAGTACCAACTACCATTAGCCTCAGATGGAGTAGTAACATCAGTTATTGTCAACTGCCCTCGGATTCCGGCAGCACTAAACGGGAATCCAAACACATCCATCTGAGCACCTAAGGCTAATGCGATAGAATTGATACCATCAGTAACAACTGTAGCAATGCCGCCATTGATGTTGCCAGCCAATAGGTTAATACCGTCAGCACTAACACTAGAGAAACCGCTAATATATGGTGCAGGACTTGATACTGGATAACTAGAAACTACAATGTTTCCTCCTGTGATAAACCCACCTTGAGATGAGATTGGTAGTAAATTTGCTGACATTTATTTTTCCTTATTCTTATTAGTCTTGTGGGATGCCAAACTCTGTTGAATCATATGTTACCCAAGATGTTGCGGCACCTGAATTAATTTCTACAGTAATCTGCATTTGGTTAGAACCGTTCAAGTCAACAACTACACCACTGTCATCAATTGTAGGAGGCGCAACTCTGTTACTTACTGTATAGAATGTATCGGGTCCTGTATATGTGGCATATACTTCAAAGAACTCCATACCTAAACCAGTATGTTGGATCTGCATAGTAACTTTCATTGAAGTTATGTTAACACTAGATGCAGTGTATACTACTGTAGGCGTAGTACCATCAATTACAGCACTATATCTGAATGGAGGAATAATCTTACGCTGACTTTGAATAACTGTTTGCTCATCTGTGCCACTACCAGTAGAAATTGTAGGTAATGTCAAGTTACCAGCAGTATCAAACAACCACTCTTTATTGGTAGATACATTACCTTGATCTGATACCAATTGTACTTTAAAGCGTAAGTTTGCGGTGTTAGCAGTTCCACCTGTATCTAAACCTACAGCACCGTAACTAGAATTACCACTTCCATCACCTTGATACTCCCAACTTACGCCACCGTCAGCACCTTGTACAAATGTACCAATAGTAACATTAGCAAGACCACTTGTTAGTAATGCGTTAGTTTGACCATCCATTGTCACGCCAGCACCGGGGAATACAAATGAGCCTGTGTTGTCAAATGTCCAAGTACTTGCACCTGCACTAATGTTTACATTGCCGTATCCTCCTAGACCATTACCTGCGACACCACCTATAATGTTAACATTACCACCGTTGCCGCCACCGTAACCACCGTTAATATCAATCTCACCGCCTGTGGTGCTACCCTGGCCTCCAGTGAGACCTACATAAGCACCTACACTATTGGTGCTTTGACCGCCTGTGATATTGACATAGCCACCTTCATTAAAGCCTTTACCCCCTTGAATGTTGATGTAACCACCGTAACCTGCTGATACATTATCTGCATCACCTGCGTAGATTTTGATATCACCGCCGTAAGTGTCAGCATCACCTGCCCAGAAGTAAACATCACCGCCTTCGCTATTTTGGCCGTTGCCACGTTGACCTTGAATGATTAATCGTTGTGCGTTTACATCAGCACTAGGAGTTGGTCCAGTTATGATTGCTTGCTGTGTGTTATCACCAAACTGTAATGTTTGAGCATTTTGAGTACCACCGTTGTGTAAATCTACAGTTAATGTTGGGAATATTGTACTACCGTCTGGGTTAAACTTCCAATTGACAATAGCAGTGTTAGCCACTTCATTTTCATTGAAGCCAACATAGAAACCTTCATCGTTGATATACAATGTGTTGCGTAGGACAGTGTTGTCCTGGAACCCATTAGCAGGATCATTACTGTTCATCCAATCTAATTCAGGACCACCATGACTACCTGAACCATATCCTAATAATGTTGGATAACCGTTAGCACTTTGAATACGACCTAGAGAGAATGAACCAGAACCTTCTGGTATATTAATTTGACCTGCATTATCAAATGTCCAAACATTACCGTTATTGTTGATGATAGACACATTACCGCCAGTGATACTCAAGTTGTTATAACCAGCCGCTACTGCTAATCCACCACTGACATATGCTGGCCAGCCAGTTCCATCTACTGGATATTGTAATGCTTCATCATAATATAGTTGAATCTGATTGGCTTCTACTGCTTCAAAATACCAAGTGCCATTAGTTTCAGTAGTTCCGACAACACTACTAATTGTTACTTGGCCTGTCACAGGAGCCGGGAATAATGAACTAGTAACAAATGTAACTATTACCGCATTGGCAACAGTAGTAGTGTCAACATCACTGATGTTAGAGGTGAATGAGAATCCAGTAGTGATAGTTTTGATGTCGCCGGGAACAGTTGTGTCACCTGCACTGTCAAATGTCCATCTATAAAGATTACCGGTAGTGTCATCAGTGCCGATTAATATGTTACCATCTGCGCCTGCTGATAGTTTGACATACTTGTTATCGTTACCAAAGTATTGGTCGTAAAAATTATTGTTGCCTGTGTCAAAGTGAATGTGACTTGGTTGGTCACCGCCGCGCACTTGTAAATATTGTCCATTTGCTATTTCAGCAGGTCCTGGTGCTAAGTATAATCCACCACCACCAAATTCATCACCTGTACCAATAACGATTTGATTGTCAAATGTTACATTGCCTGTGTTGCCACTACCACCACTGATGTTTACTTGTTGGCCATTAGCATAGTTAACAGCAAAAGTATTGCCTGGTAATGTTAAGTTACCGTTTTGGTCAAATGTCCAAGTATTACCACCAGTGTAAACAGATACGCTATTAATGCCGACTGCTACTGCGGAAGTGGTTGAATTTCCATCGTAGTATTCAAGTTTTGCGCTAGCATCTTCACCTATAGCACGGAATCTCAAATTAAATCCGTCTGCACCTTCGATAGCCGCACTATTGATTCCAGGTACGGATAATGTACCATTGCTTCCAAACGACCATTCATTATTACCAGCGTCTGTTAAAATACCAAAGCCAACGTTGGCTGGCATTTCAAATCCAAAGTTGTTTGTACCTTCAATGTCGTCGGCTGCAATTGTGCCACCGGGGAAGTATAAAACACCGTTTTGGTCAAAAGTCCAATTCTTCAATGAGCCGGCAGTAATACCAGTAGTTAATCTAATGTTTCCATAACTGTTAGTTATTTGTATTGGACTTGATGAGTTAGCATTGTTAGGTAATTGCAACGCCGCAGTCGCACCATGGGTTAAATCAGCATTCTCTACAATTACACCGGAGAAGCTATATAGTTCTCCGCTAGAAATTTTGTTAGCAGTTACAATATTTGCGCCAACATTACCTGTGTATGAAGCTAATCCGGACACATTTGCTGCCGCTACAGCATTCGCAGTTGACGCATATGATACAGCACCGCTTACATTAGCACCTTGAATGTTTGCTAATCCATTACCGTTACCTGCTAAGAAAGGTGATGTGAAGATACCTGTTGTTTTGTTGAATGTGAACCCCGTGTTACCACCAAACGCACCAGCATCGTTGAATTGAATTTGAGTATTAGAACCACTAGGAACACCATTACCTGAACTAAAGGGCTCACCATTAGCGTAATAATATTCATCAGTGTATATTGCACCGGGTTCTATTGCAGATGTTAATAATCTACCTGTTCCCGCATCCCATACTAAGTCTGGATCACCGGCAAATTCGCCATTAAGATTGTACTGAATCTGTGCGTTAGAACCACCTGGAGTTCCATTACCCCCGCCTCCTGATTGTGTAGTCCATGATAAGTTACCAGTACCGTCTGTTTGTAGTACATAGCCGTTAGTGCCGCCGGATATTTTTAACGTGTTAACATTCAATGTACCAACGCTAGTGATGTTAGGTTGTGCGGCATTGACTACTGAGTATGCTAGATTCGCTAAGAATGCAGGCGCTAGTGTATTACCTGCTTGATTCATAATGAAATTAGCGACATTGCCTACAGTTACTTTCTGTGTTATTGCTGTGCCGCTAGTGTTTACCACTGGTAGTAACGTATTGGTCGCTAGCCCGTTACCGATGTTCTGCAATTGTGTTATTTTTATTGTTGTATTTGCCATTTCGTTATCCTGCTTATGCGAACGTTACGCCATTTTGACCGATACAGTACCACTTGCTGTTCATGTACTGTAGAGTACAGCCATCACCAATGTCGTTAAACGTGATAGTGCCTGTACCACTTGACTTCCAGCCAGCATTTGTAATAGTGATAACCATATCACCACCATCTGCGACCATCATAAATGTTTTAATCTGCCCTGCTGTACCTGCTGCCAATGTAGCAGTGCTTGCACCAGTTGTTGTAAAGTAGCTTGCTGTTACTGCTAAGTTTGCGGCAGATCCTGATGTTAAATTCTCACTGCTGTTTAACAAGAACTGACCTGTTATTGCTACGTTAGCGGGCAATTCTACAGATATTGTTCCTGTAGTAGTTATAGGGCTATTTGATACAGTTAATGTAGAACTAGATACACCGACACTAGTTACAGTACCACCTGCGCTAGTACTTGAAATAGTGATATTACCATTTGGTCCGCTAACACTGATACCAGCTCCTGCACTGATACGTGTAACACCCGTATTGATGACCGTCATTGTACCACTAGTTGTGACAGGGCTACCGGTTACACTAATACCTGTACCAGGAGATATACCTACGCTAGTTACAGTACCAACTGAGCTAGCACTAGATATACTAGTTACCCTGCCATAGGAATCTACAGTCATTGTAGGGTATGTATATGATCCTGGGGTTACACTAGTAGTAGCTAAATCAAGTGTAATATTACCATTTGTTGTAATTGGACTACCGGAAACAGTGATTCTAGATGAACTTACGGGCTGTACACCGACGCTAGTTACAGTACCGCCTGCGCCGTTACCGCCACCCGTACTGGAAATAGTAACATTTCCGTTAGCCTGATCTATAACTATTCCAGTGCCCGCAATGATACTAGTGACACCAGTATTTGTTAATGTTACAGTTCCGGACCCTGAATCAGCATTTGCATTAATCCCTACACCAGTAAATGTGTTGTAGGGGCTTGCGCTATTGAATAGGGTTGTAAAGTTTGTTTGTGTTTTGTTGAAGGCTGTGAATAATGAATCGCTTCCTGCTGATTCGTTTTGTAAGCCTATATTTATATCCTGAATGCCTGGAATTGCCATAGTTTAGTCCTCATATTGTATTTATCAATACGGACTAAACGAACTCCCACATCCACAGCTTGTTTTAGCTTGAGGGTTATTGATTGAGAATCTAGAACCCTGTAAATCGTCTACGAAATCAACAGTGGCCCCATCAACATATTGAAAGCTCATACTGTCAACTAGGACACTTGATGAACCTGCTGGAATCTCAAAGTCGTCCTCATTCTTTTCTTCGTCTAAGCTAAATCCATAGCTCATACCGGAACATCCACCGCCCTGCACAAACATGCGTAATCTAAGTGCAGGATTGTTTTCTTCAGATAGTATTTCTGCTATCTTTCCTTGTGCTGATTCTGTTATCGTTATATTCATAACTTGTATTTATTCTCGGATAAGAGACTTAATGACATTATGCACATTACTAGCTACTTCCTTATGAGACTTGATACCCGGATGAGATAAGTCTCTGGCTAAATCTAGTCTCCTAAATCTAAATTCGTCTATTGTATCATATGCTACTTGACTACCGTAATTGATTCTGACTGTAGGAACTTGCACAACGGTATTGATTAAGCGATATGATATGTTCTTTCTAGCGTGAAAGAATCCAGTAGTCTCGCCGTTAACAAGTAATTTTTCAACATTCTTGTCAGAACCTATGTTCCAACTACCGTTGGGTATTAGATTGTCATATCCCGGATAGCAAGACAAAAAACGACTGTGATCGGGAAATTGTGTAATCACTGCACGTGGTTTTTTGTTGAACTTAAAGAACCATGTCAGTAAGTTATATTCAAGAACATCTATCCCGGTGGCAGATATACCTAAGTTATAGTAGTCACATTTGAGTGTCTTTGCTAATAGATAGGGATAAGATTCTTCGAGTTTTACTCCCACTCCCTGAGTATGACTGCATCCCAAAAAAAGCAAATAATTATCAAAGTCTAAATCTTTTATCTCTTTAGAACGATGACCATATGAGTTAAAAGAATACTCAATTTTAGTTTCTCTATAATACCAATCATCGGGTTGAGTTTTTAGATTGGCTAGATAATTTTCTTCACTGTCACCGTTACCGTGTAGAAAATTTAATTTGGTATTATTCGAATCCTCACCTATAAAATCGTTATAGAACTTCATGGTCTAACTGTCCCCATTCTTTTTCTAATCTGACTGACTAAGTTATCAGATATTTTATCATGGTCAAACATATCATCAGAGTGTGTTATGTTTATAATATTGTGAGTAAATGCAGGTTGTTTATCTTTAAAGATTATCTGATAGATAGGAGTAGTGATTAGATTACTGATTTGTTTATCAGCGAACATATGTCTAGCATTGAAGAACCCGGTCATGTTCCCCGCATCTAATAAGTCTTGTACATCAGCATCATCTAGGTTGCAATAATCGTAATATGAATAGTTTTGGTCTGATACTATTAATGAGTTTAAAAATTCACAACTAACAACAACAGCCCTTGGTCTTTGTTTTATAACAGTAAACCAAGTGATTAAATTATATCTAAGTGCATCTAATCCACCGTTGAATATGCTCAGATTATAATAATCTGTTTTCAACTTGTTTGCTACTAAGTAAGGATAAGTTTCCTCAATAGGTGTACCAAGCCCAACACCTATGTTGTCGCCGGCAAATAAAATATAGTTTTGCAGATTGATATCTTTTATTTCTTTACAACGATGACCTAGTGAATTGAAATCACTTCCAGGATCATGTCCTAAGAAACTATCATAGAATTGCATTATCTGCGCCTTACAATTCTTCCTTTTGTCAGGTCATACGGGCTGAACTCAATTTCTACAGTATCACCTAGTAGAATCTTGATATCATGTTTACGCATTTTACCTGAGATATATCCAGTGACCTGTTGCCCACCAGTTAATGTGACTCTAAAGACGGCATTGGGTAATACGTCTATTACCTTACCATCCATCTTAATACCTTCTTCTTTAGCCATATGCTTTTGCTTTACGCTCCTTTGTTGTATGGTTGGGCTTGAAGTTTAACCCACATGAATTTCTTCATCACTTCTTCATCACGGGTGACATACTGAGTACCCGCGAATTCGTGTCTACTTTTAACAATCTTTACTCCGCCATGAGGCCCTTGGCGCCAGATTTTGTTGCTGAGTGTGATTAAACGGTTGTAACCTAGCGTGTTGCCGTTGACTGCCCTGAACGAATAGACACCCGGCTTGATATCAGCACGGTCGTATTCAACTTCACAGTAGTAATTATAATCAGCCACGGCGCATCCTAGAGATATCTTTTGCTTGCTCGTCGGAGAAGATAGGCACAGCATTACTCTTGTGCATAGTACCGATACCGATAATTTTGTTGCCTGTGTAAACTTTGTGAACAGGTGCAGTAGAGCCACCCTCAGTTACACGGCTGGGAATATGATTGGATGTAGAGCGGCCTACGGGGGCTGATAACTTATATGTCAAAGGCTCTGACGCCAATGCACGTTTGCGCTTTTTGTCCTCGGCCTCTACGTCCCATTTCTTTTGAAGTTCTTTCCATGATGCGTCAAGCTCACGTGCCTTACGTGCTTCCTCAGCATTGCGAAACTTAACTTTACCCTTACGCTTACCGCCCATTGACAATGAGGGATGTGCTAGATGCATGGTCATGATGTATATTTCATAGTGAATTATAGTCAATTATAGCGGATCATAGAATAAAAGTCAAGTACTACTAAAGTATTAACGCTTTAGTATTCCCCAAACCTTTTCTTTTTCGATGATTTCGGCTTCAAGCTCCATGTAAGCTTTACGTAAACCGCGCAAGTTTTCCCATTTAGCTTCTAGTTCTTCATTTGGACGAAGGATAGCTAATCGGTCTTCGATTCGTTCTAGTGAATCACAGATACTCTTGCCCTTTATCTTTACATCACCCTCAAAGTTAGCGTCTCCTCTAACCTCTAATGTGTTTCCCTGTAGATTGGGATCTGCTGAAATAGTTGCCCATGAAGATGCGCCTGTACCAGTTGTTGTGTATACCTGACCGGCTGCCCCTGTATTGCTAAACACATATGAAGGACTGAGTCCCCAATCTATATCCAATGAACTACTAGTTGCACCGACTGCGCCAGTGATTGTTATTGTATCGTCCAACATTGTATCGGGAGAGTTTATGTAAATTGTATCTGACATTATGTTTTCTTTTTTAAGACAAGTCTGCCATTGTCATCCACTGCAAAATCAATATCATCTCCCTCTTTCCATCCCATTTTAGCTAATAGTACGGGAGGGATAGGCAAAAGCAAATCACCGGATTTTTCATCCTGTTGAGTGATTACTTCATATCTTTGCTGTTCTGAACCTGGGCCCTTGTTAGACATAGTTTAACATTTTTCTATAGTTATTTCAATACTTATCATTAATTGATTGCCCTATTATTTATTCAAAAACGGGGAATAAATTTGTTCCAATTGTCTAATAGTGTCATTAGCCGCAGTAGATACCTCAGACTCATCTTCATGCTTGACAGGAATACCACCAGCATCTGTCCACTTCTGAATATATGGACCAAAGTCATCAACTAGTACGTTAGCAACACCGTCACTTATTGCATACAGTTGCTTTCTACTAGTGAAGATAGCGTTTGCACTTGACCCTGTATGGAACTCGTCAAGCCAATCTTTTTTAGCTTGTTTGCTTGCATCAGCATATGGACCGCGTAATGGTGCTGACAACACAGTATAAGGGATATCGTTATCTTGTAACCACTTGATTATTTTCATGCCCCCTGGCAAAGGACGCAAGTTGCGAAAGAAGCTATACACTTGTTCCGATGTACTGTTTGCTAATATTTCAATTTCGTTTTCTTTGTTGTCAATTGCTTTCCAATGACTGACACCGTGTTTATCTGCCCACGCACCAAAGAAGTCAGCTTGGACTCCGTCCATGTCTAGGTACAAGTGTGGCATTTTTTCTGATTTGAAAGTCTTCATAAGTTTCTATAGGTAAATTGTTTTTTAAAAATTCAGTACGATTATTAACGTACTGTGCATATGCAGTGTTTACTGCTTGGGTAGTTTCTTCACTGACGTTTATATCTAAGAATTTTCTTAGTTGATTGAGAGCTACAAATGAGTCATCCTCTTGTTTAAAAATATCTGCAAACTTAATAACAAGAGAGTTCTTATTTACAACTATACCACTATCCTCAAAGAATTCATGAGTTCTCCAATTTTCTAGCTGGGTATCATATTTTAAATAGATCATTGTATCAATGAATTCACGATTACTACATAACTCGGGTGTATTTCTCATCGGTTTACCATACATTCTTACATATGCTATGTAGTACATGTCGTATTCTTTTTTAGGAACCTTTTTAAAAAGTTGCTCTTTATCATTGTATATTGCAAAATTCTTTAATACCGGTAGTAAATTTTTATGAATCATGTTAGTAGCGATTTCTAACAAATCATCCTTACTAAAAGTAATTATGATAACACGTAAATCAGGCATTCTCTCATTTATTACTTTGAAATTGGGATAGGTATGACTTATAAAGAGTCCGTTGTCAGGTACAGAAAATCTCCAATTTTGATAAACTTCTTTGGCATTATGTTCGGCACCAATAACACTATTCCATGTCACGCACCACGGGTTATGCTCGTGTGCAGAATTTTCAGGGGTAAATGTTAGGTCAAATGGCAAATCTTGTATCATCATCCATACAAGATTTGCCACAAAGCGTCCTGACGCACCGCCTCTAAACGCAACTACATAATGACTCATTAAGACATTTTACTTGTTTGCAAGTGGATTGTCAATAGCCTTTTGGATTTTGTTGTCCACTTCCTTCTTCAATTGGACAACCTCACGCTCGATTTCTCTACGGGCATCAGCCATTTCTCTACGAATAGTATTGGCTTCATTACGTGCCTTTTCTAAATCCTCACGAACTGCTTTACGCATTTCACGCATTTCGGATTCAGTTTCACGTTGGGCTTGCTTGACACTACGCTCTACCTGCTCTGTTACAGATTCATTACGGCGTAAGTCGTTCTTCAAGTCTGTTTTGATATCACGTGTGTAGTCACTAGTTTTGGCACTGTTTTCTTCAATGACTGCTAAACGCTTGTCAAACCCGGATAAGTCTGGTGCACTATATTCAGCAATCTTTTTCTTCATGCTTTGATAGTCTTTGTATACTTCAAACGCACCGTACAATCCACCTAATGTAGAACTTGCGATAGTGAAAGCTACCATTAGTTTAGCAGGTGTAAATTCATACCCACCGATACTAATAACTGTGTTTGCACTAGCGTACTTCTTCATAGCCTCTTCGGCTGCGTCAATCTTTGCATTAACATCTTTAATTTCTTCTGTCATATCATTTCCTTTAAAACAATGAATTCTTTTTCTTCTTATCTGCTTCTGTAAGCATCGCCCCTACAATCTTATATAATATATGCGAGAGTATGCCTGCATATACTAACAACATGCATGTTACAATTGTCAGTACTATTTCCGTGTCTGTCATATCAATTTCCTTTGTATTGTTGATTGACCATATCCTGGTGTAGTCTATCGCTACCACCAGTCAGTCCTCTTAACAATCTTGCGTTGTCAACATTTCGCTGACCTTTGTATATATCTTCTGCTTTGTAGAATGCAGTATCCTTTAATGTCATTTGAGCATACGCATCATATCCTTTTGGTTGTGTCGCAATACTAGCAATATCAACTCCACCTGCAGCCTCATTTGGTTGAACATTACGTTTAACCATACCATCTTGTGTAGGTTCCATGCCCATCAATGCCATTAATGGTTTTTCATTCATATAGTCATTTAATGTACTTCTGGTTCCCATTTTTAATGTGTCAGACTTTGGAACTTCTACTTCTGTCACTGATGATACTTCCTGTTTTCTAGTCATTTCAAAGTTAAATTTACTAGGTTCTGTCAACGAGTAGCTAACAGGTGGTTGCATCATTTGAACTGGGGCTTGATACATTTGCGATGTTTGTTGCTGAACTTGTTGCGGAGCCTGCAATGGCTGAACTACAACTTGCTGTTGTTGAACCATTGCTACTTGTGTTGAATTATTTGTGTTGACTCTAATTACGTCTAGACCAGGAACAACTGAAGATGATCCTGTTGAATTAATCGTAGCATCTATAGTTGGACTGTATGGTTTTAACACACTTACAGACACAACGCTAGTTTGGGTATTAGCTTGTAGTGAGAATCCACCTGTAGAAGTCTGAGTAGTTGCAACATAACCGCCACTAGAGCTACTAGTACTTGTAGTGGAACTCATGCTACTTGCGATGCTATTTGCTTGCGCTGTGCTTGCAACTGATTCAGCAGTTTGTACTGCTTGTGCTGTCGCTGTAGCGGCAGCCTCATTTGCTTGCTGAACTGTTGCTTTTTCTGTAGCAGTAACTTTAGCTTGTACACTAGCAACAACACTCATTGCTAATGCTGACGGGCCACTAGAACTACTATTTGAACTTGCATTATTTGCTGGCTTACTAGAACCTGCAGTCTGAACTTCACCTGGCTTAGGTTGTGGATTATTAGCTGTAGGCGCCGCACTTGTTGTAGGAGCACCTGGTGGAGGGGGTGCCGATGCTAATGCTGGTCCTGGTTGTTGAGGTGGGGGCTGAGAAGCAGGGTTATTA